TCAGTCAGTGGTGGTATTTTCTTCGCCATCTTGCTCTTGGATGTATTCGTTTGGGTTGGCCAGCCACGCCAGGAGATCAGAACCACGCCATACCGTGCTATTTGCGCTGATGCGCTTGGGTGCCGGAGCGGTACCTGCCAACACTCGCTGACGCCAGGTTTCCCGGCAGTAAGGAATCAGGCCTGCAAACTCCTTCCAGCGGTAAAGGCCGTCAGGGTAAATGCCTTTTTCATGCTGGGCAGCAGGGTAACCCGGTGGCACGGGGTGGTGGGGTGATTTGTTTTGATGATCATGTATCATGGATAAATCCTTGTTTTTCTATGCCGACTTATGTCTGGAGGAGGGCAAAATGACCAACACATCATCGACAGTTGGGAGCATCGAAATAGGGGAGCACCTTGGGCTGAACGGAAGCGAGTCACAAGCGATATGCGCCATCGAAGATATGGCGGACGGGCGTGGGTGGTGGGTGTTCTTCCTGATTCAGACAGAAGGAAAGTTTCCATCCATACTGGAGAAAATTTCTATTCCCAAAGATAGGGTCATGGGAGTGCTGAAGCCTCTTGATCGGAATGTGAGGCTCGTGCCGCCGCCGTGGCGTTCAGAGTAGTTCTAGGATGTCATCCGGTTATGAGGTGGGCTCTCCCGGATCGTTGATTGGTGCCAACTCGTAGTTGCATGAATACGCGCAGTCGCGGCAATCGAAACCGCACCTCTGATAGTGCTTGTTCGTAATCCTCGGTTTTCACGCCGTCCCGGATCTGCTCGAAATACTCGCGCTTTAGGGGCAGGATCAGGTCAGTCATGGTCAGCCCCCTTGGTTGATCATCAGATCGTTGTATGCCAGTTGCAGCAGGCGCTGTCCTTTACGCGATGGCAATCCATTCTTGCGGATAAGGCCGAGTCGAACCATGATCTGCGTGATAGTCCAGCCGCAGTGATAACCGACAGCCTTCTTCAGCACACTAACTTCCAAAAGTTTGCGATGATCAGCGCCGCCAAAGTCTGACCCGTCGAAAGCGGCGGCAAGCTCGGCGTCGGTAATGAGTTCTCGGGCGTCAGCCATGCTCCCTCTCTGCCGCACGGGTGGCTATAACGCTGTTCTGATATGCCTCAAATGCGGGCTGATCCATGCGCGCGACTTTCACATGGGTATCGCCGACTTTCCAGTCTGCCGGGTTTTCTCCGCCAGGGAATCGGAAGGAGACAGTGGAATCCTCTTTGTGGTCGTTCACCCATACAACATCGACGCCGGGGAACTTCGCAAGACATGCGGATTCGCGCTGCAGCCTGATCTGTGCGCGGCGATGCTGTTCCTCGTGATAACTGTTGCGGCAGTTCCCGCAGCAGAAGACCATGTCGCCTTCGTATTCCGTCGTGATTGGGTTCCTGTCTTCGCCTTCGTCTGATGTTCGGTTGCCGCACTCGACGCATGTGAACCACCAGCCCAGTTCCTCAACGAGGAATCGGGGCGGCACTTTCCCTGCGCCAGCGAACTGATCCAGCGCCTTTTCACGACGGCATGAGACGCCCTCAAACTCCGATCCGAGTTCCCCAGCGCCAACCCTACGCGCAGCAACGTGGCTTCGCTCAAAGACGACACAGCAAGTGTTTTCGTAACCCTCACTCACAACGAACGCCACTTTGTCGTTGTATTTGCTCACGCTTCCCCCTTTGCCGCAGAGCGACTGTCAAGTTGATCGGCAAAGAGATCAGCCACGGCCTGCTTCGATCCGCTGGCAGCTTCGGCGCGCAGCGGGTGGCCTTCCCACAGATTGTTTGTCAGCGTATCGAGTATGGCTGCTGCGTTTCTGACACGCTCAGCATCCTCTCGATCTTGCACTGCGTCGCGGTATAACGGGAATGCTTCTGCCGTACCGCCAATTCGTCGGGCTTCTGCTCGAGCATCACATTCAGCGTGCTCCCCGAAAAATACTGTCCACAGCCCAGATACAGCCCAGCAGTAGGGTGTGTGGGAAGATGCACGCCGACGGAGGCGAATCTTTTGCGCTAGGTATTCACCGATCCCTCCGGCATCACCGGGCAAAGCATGTATGTCGATACCCAGGGCGTCGGCAACGATCATGATGCTGGCTTTCCAGGATTGAGCTTCGGTATTTAGATGCCCCATGGTGTCATTCCCCATTTCCGATTTTGATGGCTTTGAACTCGCGTAGCCTGGCCAGCGCTGCTGCTGCAATTTCTTCGGGTGGTGTGTTGGCTGGTGCGGCGATGTCGAGGGTCAGGAACTGCCCTCCCGGAAATTTCTTGGCAAAAGACCACGGCGGGACCTTGAGCCACATAGACACGCCGATCTCTACTCGTCCGGCATGGTCTTGGTTGATTGCATTCAGGAACCTTTGGAGCAGGATCCTCGCGTCTGTAGCGTTGACGCCGTGGAGGTGTTGGCGCAGCCCGGTTTCCCGGGCAACAGCAAGAATGTCAGTCATGCGACTTTCCTTATCTTGGCTTCGTGTGCGAAATTTGCTCGTACCAGAGCCTCGGCTTGGGCAGGGGCGACGCTGTTGCCGCACATCCGCACCTGGGCCGTGATCGTCAGGGGGATGCGGGGAATCAGACGCGGGTCGCCTGGTACTTGCACGCCGTCTTTGAACAGCAGCTTTGGGTCGGGGATTTCGTGGATGATGTAGTCGCCTGGGAAGCTCTGCGCGCGGTATAGCTCGCGCGGCTTGAGCATCCGCAGAGTGATGTCAACCAGCACCCACCAGATTCCGCCGTAGTTCATCAGCGCCAGCTCGGCCGGTTCGGGGAACAGGTCGGGTAGATGCTCATGAAGCAGGGCCGCGCACGCGCGCGCTTTCTCCCGGTGCTCCGGGGCAAGCGCATCGACCGGCACCTGGATGGTCGACACCAAGCCCATACGCGCCTTGGTGGTCACGGTGGGCATGGGTCTGACACAGCCAGAGTCCTGCCCGCCCTCGCTGTAATACTGGACGAGGTAGGCCGTCACCAGGCGCTGGTTGCTACCCGAGGCTGTGATCGTGGAGATGGGCGCGCCGGCCGGCCGCCCGTCGCCGTCGTAGAACCCACCATTCGCCTGCTCGAAGAAGGCCGAGGTGAGCGCGCTGGGCACGCTGCTGGCCGTCACCGAGTTCAGAGGTGTTTCCAAGCTGCGCACGCCGCTGCTCCACCGCTTCGCGCCGGTGCTGCACGATTCCCCGTGCCCCATATCGATCAGGTTGGCGACGACAAGGGCCTGTTCTCCACGATTTGCCCCCGTTACCGTCGGCAGAGGTTCTGCCGGTGTTGTGCCGGGGCGGTCGCCGTGGTGCGTCAGGTGGGCCAGATGAGCGGCCACCATGGCGTGCTTGTTCGCCGTCACGACCGTTCCAAGCGGCATCTCAATGTCCTGCGCGCGCGGCGCTTGCCCCTCGCGCTCACCGTAGCCGATGGTGATGAGGTGCGCGCCGACAAGCCCCTGCGTGATTCCGGTGCTGGGTCGCTTCGGCATTCCGCCGGCGGTGATTGTGGATAGCGGCTCATCCAGACCCGTGCCAACCGATCCGGTGTTGAATTTCGTGATGTGCCCGGCAACCAGGGCGTGGTGCGTTCCGCTGGCCGCCACCGTGGAGAGTGGTTGCTCTACGGCATGGCCACCCATCTGTGAGTCACTGGTGCCGCGTAGCGGGGCAATCGCGTACCCGGAGGCTTCTGCATTAATGGCTGCATCAAACTCTTTGATGCGCTGAAATAGCCGCATGTCCTGCCGTGTGAAGCCTTCACCGTCCACTGGTAGCAACTCGGGCGAAACCAATGAGAAATGACCGCCCTTGACCTGGGCGCACACGGTACGCAGAGGTGCGTCTGCTGGCATGGTGCGCTGGTTGCTGGCGTTGGCATGCTCCGTGATGAATGGGGCGAGCGTTGGTGTTACCACGGCACGGTGATTCTCGGTTGTCAGCGTTCCCAGCGGCTGGTCGGTCGGTGTGGGTTTGCCGGAATACGATGGGCCGCCAGCGCCAGTCAGGAATGGCGTCATTACCGGCTGGCCCAGCATGTGGTGGTTGCCGGTGGCTACGGTGGGCAGGGGTTGATCGGCAGGTGCACCAGGATGTCCACTGGTGTTGGTGACGATAAATGGCTTGGCGCTGTTCAGAACGTGACGCCATAACCCTTTGGCGACGCGCCGCTGGGTGTTTACCGCCAATGGCTTCGGGCGGTCAAAGATGCTGGTCGCGGGTAGATCGAAGTCGATGCACTCTGCCGCCGTTCTGTATGGGGTCAGCATCCCGGCCAGCACTTCCCGCGATGCAGGATCGCCATGCGTCGCTTCCGGCCAGATGATGGGCAGACCGTCCCGCCGTGCGACGAGGAACAGACGTTTGCGGATGGTGGGCGCTCCGTTGTCGCATGCGCGCAGCTCACGCCAATCAACGGCATACCCGTGCTGGCGTAATTGCCGAATGAAACTCTGAAATGTGCGACCTTTACGCTTCGGGTCGGGGTATGAAGAGCCGTCTTCGTTGATGATGACTGGCCCCCAGGTTTGAAATTCTTCTACGTTTTCAAGCATTAGAACGCGTGGTTTACACAAGGCAACCCAGCGCATTCCCACCCAGGCCAAGCCCCGGATATGCTTGGAAACCGGGGTGCCGCCCTTCGCCTTCGAGAAGTGTTTGCAATCGGGCGACAGCCATACAAGCGCTACGGGTTGATTGCCCGTCACCTCAATGGGGTCAACGTCCCAGACGCTTTCACACAGATGCTTGGTGTATGGGTGGTTGATCGCGTGCATTGCCAGAGCTTCAGGATCGTGATTGATGGCAATATCTACTGGTCGGCCGAATGCCGCTTCCAGTCCGGTGCTGGTGCCGCCGCCACCCGCAAAGTTGTCAATGATGAGTTCGTCCGGGAAACCAAGTTCCAGCGTGTGAGCGTCATGCCTCATGACCGTACAGCCTCCATTTCTTCCTTGATCTGTGTCTGCAGAATCAGATTCTTTGCTTCGTCGTGAGACAGATAGCAAGCTACGCGCTGCATGCGAGGCAACAACGCACGCACGGCGTCTGTGTCGGCCTTCATGACGGGCATCCCGTACTCGAGCTTGTGAGCGAGACGGGACAGGGCAGATACATCAAACTGTTTGCTATGCCGGGTTGCCCACATCTCGAACATGTCAACCACGCCCAGTAAGGCTGGCACCATTGCAAACCAACGGTTTTCATGAGCAACTTTGAAGATCGGGGATCCTTGATCATCGACATGCACGGTGCCATCCAGCTCAAGCTGTTTGAGGATGGACTCCAGTGGGGCAAGTACGGTTGTCATCTTGACAATCATGGGCACAGGGATAGGGCGCTCTACACGGCGCTGGGCTCGCTGTCGGGCCTGCTGGCGCTCGGCGGCACGTCGTTGCTGGCGGTTCATGATTCGCGCTCCCATGGTGCTGGATAGTCGCGCCCAGGCTTTTGCCTGCGCTGCTTGCTTTTCTTGCTCATTTCCCTTGACCTTTTAGATAGTCAATCAGTGACTCGATGTCGTAGCCGCGCTTGCCTGCTTTGTAGTCGCGCCAGCGGCCGGGCCCAGGCCAGAAGTCGACGCGTTTGCCGGCATGCTGGACGATGATGTGTGCGCCGCCGTTGTGGACCGTGTACCGGACGCCTGCCGCATCAAGGGCTTCCGGGGCTGCCTCGCGCCCGGCGGCACGCTGTTCTTTGTGGTACTGATTCAGGGCGCGGAAATCGTCGATGGTGTCGCTCATACCTTGTTCCTCCGCTTGTTTTGTCATCACATAGGCGGGCTGGGCTTGATACCAGCTCGTCGTCGGTCGGTTATTGATGTCTGCCTCCGGTTGATCGGGAATTGGTTTCACCGCTTGCGCGATGCCCGCCAGTGACCTCAATCCTGTATCCCCAGGAATCACCCATGGGATTGACCCTGATGCGTGTCCTTCCACGCCGCCGCCTATGTGATGACCCCGGGCTTTCACCATGCCGGGCATGGGCCTGCGCGCGTTCAGGCTCGCGGCTGGGTTACCCTCGTTCCAGCAGCTGCGTCATATCCCTGCGGCGGGATCCTCTTGCAGTGGGTGCAGCATGAGCAGCATGCCGTCCAGGTCAGTGTCGGAGGCTCGACACTGACCGTCTCTATGTGGGCCTTCCCGCACGCCGCTCAGCGCTCGATCGGCGGTTGGATTGCCACGATGTTCTGTGGCGCGGCCCTCTCGGGGTGCGTATGGGCGTGCGCAATCACTGACCAGTGAACAGGCCAAGCGCGTGGTTATTACGATTGGGTGACATGACCCCAGGCTTTCCCCAGGGTTATGCACAGATCATGTGGACAATTCGGCTTTGACCGGATCCTGCAGCGCAAAGTACACGGCCAGGCAACCCTGCACGTCGGCCATGGCGTTGTGAGTGTTTTGCAGCTCTTGTCCGGTGAAGTGGCGGTACGCCTCGGCCAGATTTGGCGTTTTGAAGTGATTCCGGCCGGCGGCACGCATCTTAGCTGTGGGGGGGCATTTCACGATGGGCGTAGACAGCCTAGCGGTGCATTCCGCCTTGCCGGATTTCCACGATTCCATAACCTCATCGGCATATCCGAACCGGTGCTGCGCGATGCGGATGATGCGGGCATCGAATGATTCGTTATGTGCGATTCGTGTGCGCCCGTCCCACAGTGCCATGAACATGGCCAGGGCGTCTTTTTCTGGAATACCCAGATCCATTGCAATTTCTGTTGTGATGCCATGGACCTCGGATACATCGCTCGGGATGCCCCAGCCGTCCGGTCGGATGATGACGTCAATGCTGCTGACCGTCTTGCGCGTGTCCAGATCGACCAGCGCGGCAGCCAGTTGAACGATGTGCGGTTGGCGCGGGTCTTCTGACGGCTCGGAGAATAGCGGCAGGCCTGTGGTTTCTGTGTCGTACGCGAGTGCGAGATTCATGATTGATCCTGTTCTGGATTCTCGCCGCCCAGTCCATAAACCAGGTCGGCCAGCAGTTTGCTCAGTTCGCCGGTCATCAGCATCATGTCGGCATCGAAAATCTCGTCGTCGTTCATGCCGCTGATTTCGGCGTTTTCCTTGAGTACATCCAGGGGAGAAATCCGCTTGATGCTCAGGCTCTCGGTCAGCACGAAGGAAATGCGATCGGCCCAGGTGAGTGCCAGCCGGGTGCATTGCTTACCGGAGGCGATTTTGCGTTGCATGTCATCTGGCTCGAGGGGATGCTTGACGTAGCGGATCGTGGCCTTGCTTTCGCCAGCCGCCTGCAATTCCGTATCCTGGTCGATGCTGAAGTTGCTGGGGGCCTCATCGCTGGCCAGCCAGGCGGTCATGGCGGCGGCAGGCGACTGGATGACATGCAGTGGTCGCAGCGGCAGCGGGCTGACCGATTTGTGCAGCAGGCCGAGGACTTCGTCCGCCTTGGCTGTGGCGGCGGCATCTACGCCCAGCCAGCCCGATTCTGGATCGATCCAGACCAGGGTGTCGCGGTGGATGCTGAATGCCTTGGGCAGCAACTCATCCGTGACCTGTTCCTTGAGATCCTTCATCTGTTTGCGGCCAGGCTTGAAGCCCTGCTGCTCTTCAAGCTCGGCGGCACGAGCCTTGGCCACCTGGTTGACGACAGAGGCGGGCAGCAGCTTCTTTTCTGCGCGCAGCGCGATCAGCAACTGGCGACCGATCTCGTGTACCAGGCCGCCACCTTCGCGTGGTGCAATCCAGCCCAGGCGCTGTGCTTCGAGACCGCTGCCCGGTTGGTAGGCATGCGCTGCAAGCTGTGCTTCAAGCGCCTCTGCAGTGATGTTCCAGGGGCTGGGGAGGCGGTAGATTTGCAGGTTTTTAAACCACATTGATTTTCCTTTTTCGATATGCCTTGGTTGCATCCCAGGCTACTGAGTGACCGCGTTTGCGTGCGGCGCGAGTGACGGTTGACCTGTCGTGGTATCCGTCTGAGTGCAACATCAACCCCAGATAGCTGTTGATGGTTTCTAGGGTTTCGCTGTCCGGCATGGATTCAATTTTTGATAGGGCAGACCGGACAGTCCTGCGGCGCACCTGACGACGCCATGGCTTGATGACGTGGCCAGCGAAGTCCACCCCTCGGCTGATTGGCTGTAGGATGGTCTTGCGGGGATTCAGCGCGAGGCCCAGGCTAGGCAGGAACGATTCGATGTTGACCTTGGCATCGTTCAGCCATTGCGGCGATTCGTGCAGCAACACGAAGTCGTCGACATACCTGATGTAGTGTCGGCACCCGATGGTGTGCTTGATATGCTGGTCCAGAGCATCCAACAGCACGTTGGCGAAAAACTGGCTACTCAGGTTGCCGATCGGTAGGCCGTGCCATCGGTCGGCGCTCGTCAGGCGCTTGTGTGGTGGCACCGCTGCCAAGTCGGCCAAGCTGCCGCGCACCTCGTAGTCCAGGCGTGGATCGTGGAACAGGGTCAGCTTGGCGAGCATGCGCCACCAGCGTTCGGGGATGTGCCGGGCCAGCAGCGGCCACAGCACTCGCTTGTCGATGCTGACGAAAAAATTTGCCAGATCGCATTTCAGGTAATGTCCGGGTCTGCTCCAGTTTTGCGTCTGGCTGCGGATCTTCGCCTCAAGCCGTTGACCAGCGTATAGCGTGCCGCGTCCAGGGATGCAGGCGCAGGAGTCTGCAATGAACCTTCGGTGAAACCGCCCGGAGATCTGGTTGTACAGCAGGTGGTGGACAATCCTGTCCCGGAAGTCTGCCGCCCAGACCTCTCGCGGACGTGGCCGGGTGATGGCAAAGCAAATTGATCGGCCGGGCCGATATGATCCGCTTGTCAGCTCTTCGTGTAGGGCCAGCAGGTTGCGCTCCAGATCCTGCTCGAAGCGCAGTGCGCTGGCGGTATTGCGTTTGTGCCGGCGGCAGTCGAAATAAGCCTGCGCCAGCAATTCGAACGAATAGCAAGTATCCATAAAAACACACGGTTGTATTTGCGGAAAGGGCGGACGCGGAACTCGTTGTTACGGTTGTTGTTGTTCACGTTGCCGTCCTCGAAATCGACCGCCCAGGGTCTTCGAGCTATTCATGTCAGCCTGCCGAGGCCCGGAGGATTCAGCAGGCGAACTGCGCGGGATCACTGCGGCTGCTGCCGACGATATCCCTGTTGCGCCTGGCGGTGCCCTTTTGGGGCAGCGGCTCGACCAGATTCAATGGCGCATTGTCCGGACTGCCGTGACAGACCGGCGTCAAGCGCACGCTCCGCGTGTTTCTGCCACCCTGAGGCCTGCTTACCGATGCTCGCGGTAATTTCTATGGCCCTCGCATACTGACCACGAGATACCAGCCGAAGATCCACCGACAGTCTCAACGACAGGTTGATGGACTCGACCTCTTGGCGCATGCGCTGGAGAATCCCGGCCTTGTCGTCTGAGGTGTTCGCCTCATAGACACGCCGCACCAGGCGCATGCAATCACGGCGTAAATCCGCACCGAAGTCTGCCTTGTAGTTTCTGGGCATGCTCGCCACAAGTTGCGTGACGAGCTGACATAGTGCGTATGTTGCCTTGTATATCTCGGTGTCAGTGTGAAGTGCCATGTCAGGTGCGGGCTACGCCCGCGAAATGGATGAATGGATTAAGCGACGAAGCTGCGGAAAGGGCGGACGCGGAACTCGTTGCAACGGCGGCTGTCGCCCACGTCGCCGCCCTCGAAATCGACCGCCCAGGGCCAGCCATGGTGCTCGGATCGGGACCAGTAGATGCTGCCCGTGCCCTCGCGCACAAACAACGCCGGCGCGTTCACATAGGCCAGCATCAGATCTTCTTGCTCCGGCGCACGCCAGTCGCTATGGCCGTAGATCTCGCCAGCATCAGCCACGACCTGATCAATGTCTGAGAATTCAACGTCTTCGATATCGTGCTCGATGCTGGGCGAGACGATGATGTGGTGGGAGATATTGCCGATCAGGCGTTGTCCCAGATAGACGCCGCCCTGTTCGGGCCAGTGCTGGCCGATGGCCGGGATGGTGTTGGTGGTCATTGCGTGGCTCCTATGGATTGCGATGCAGGGGGAATGGGTGAAGGGTTAAAGCGGAAATCTGCGGAAAGGGCGGACGCGGAACTCGCTGCTACGGTAGAAGAAGTCCACGAGGCCGTCCTCGAAATCGACCGCCCAGGCGTAGCTTTCGCTGCGTGGAGTGCTGGTCCAGTACCAGCCTTCTTTGCTGAACAGGTGCGGCACGTTCGCCAGCGCGACCATCATTTCGCGGCGCGACGGCAGGTAGAAGTCGATATTGCCGTCAGCCTCGTAGTCGCTGGCCAGTTTTGCCGCCGGGCATTCGTTGCGCAGGCGGCTGGTGTTCGTCAGCCCGTCCCACTCGCTCAGATCGCGTTCGCCGTCAGGGGCCCAGCGTGCCGCGCCCACATCCTGTGGCTTGGCGATGATCAGGCCGTACAGCACGCCGTCATCGCCCTGGATATTTCCGGCGTAGATGCCTCCCTGGCCGGCCAGGTACTCGCCGATCTTGGGGCGGGAGGGAGATGCTGGTTGATGAGGTTGCCGCTCCAGCTGCTCAATCAATTGTTTGACTGCAGCAGGCTCTAGGTTTGGTTCACCCAAATCAAACTCGTCGGCGAGTTTGGTGAGCATGTCTTTGACGTCGATCAGGTCGCGGCCCTTGATACCGTCCTGGACGTTCAGCGGGGTGCCGATCATCTGTTGCATGGGGCAGTTTTGCAGGCGGCTGATGGCAAGCCCCAAGATGAGACGAAAGGAGCTGACGTCCCGATTGATCAAGCTGATTTCGACGGTGTGGTCTTTTGCGATGCGCATAATGATTCCTTGGTCAGGCGATTACTGGCTCCGTCGTATCGGCGGCGTTGGCATGTGCTGCGTGCGCCAGATCAATGTGACGGATCAGCGCAGCGCAGATGCTGGGGAACTCGGATTCGCGGTACAGCTTTGCAGCCTTGTCCGTTGCGGAGTGTGTGAATCCGAGGGTGGTCAGGCCGTCAGCGGTCAGCGTGATAGGCGAAAGGCGCTCATTGATCTGGCCCAGGCGCAGTGTTGCTGTTTCCGCGCTGCCGCTCAGGGAGCGGGTGTATCCTGCACAAGCGGCGCTTGCCGTCACAGATTGGGAGGGCGTAGCACTGAAGTCTAGGCCTTGATACGCGGGAACGCTGGTATTGGACGGAACGTGTGGGACAAGACTGGCCGGGTCACCGCCGGTCCGCATAGCATCGGACTGGATCTGGGCCGTGGCGGCAGCAGCATCACGTTCCTGCTGCTCCTTCGCTGCGCTTTCCAGCTTTGCAGTTTCTTCTTTCCGGATTTTCTCGCGCTCGGCTTCCAGGCGCGCCGCTTCATCCTTTTCGTGTGTGTCAATGCGTGCAGCAATCAGCAATTGCAGATCGTCTGGTGCCTTGTGTGCCAGGGTGGCGATGTCGGCGAATAGGAATGCGTACCCAGTTGCCCGAATCGTGCTCAGGTTTGCTGTGATTTTGTCAGCCAGATCATTGGCCTGGATTTTGCCTTTTGCCAGCTCGCTGTCGGCAGCGTCCTGCAGCGTAGTAATTGTGCGCTTTCCTTTCATGGCCAAAGCAAAGTTCACATCAAGAGCCGGCAGGACGGCCGGCACAATACGCTTGTTGAGCGTAGCGACATGGTTTGCCAGGGCATGCTGTGCAGCAGTCAGTATTTCCGAGCGGCGCACATCTTTCTGTGCCTTCACTAGCTTGTCGACTTCCAGGCGAGTGGCGCGGGCCTCCCCGCTGATTTCGTCCAGCGTGCGGAAAAGTTCGTCGATACTGGCCGTCTGGCTCAACGCATGCTGCTTGGCTGCTGCTAAGCGGCTTTCCACTTCGCCGCACCATTTCACCGCTTTCTCCGCATCAGCAAAATCCTGGTCAGTAACCAAGTTGCGATTGATGCTCCCGATCACCGCCAGGGCGTGGTTTTTGAATTCGCGCAGATTGCTGGCCGTCACCATGCCGGTGACCTCGATGCGCAGTGCTGGCAGATTTTCCGGTGCCCGTCCGACAACGACCAGCTCGGGCTCGGCGGGCTGGTAGGCCTGCAGGTCTTCAGCGAACTGTTTCCAGCCGGCCAGCAACTGCTGGGCGCGTCCGGGAACCGGTCTGTATTCCATCATGACGAAGTTTTCTTCGGTACCGTCGGACACGACGAACATCGCACGATCCGCATTGGAAACCAGCAGTTGCTGTTCCAACTGCCAGAAATACTCGGGTGGAAGCTCATTGGCGCGCGTAGCGTCTGCCAGCGCCTCGTTCCACATCTTGTGTTCGTAGATCGCGTCGCCCAGCATTGTGATGCCGTCGAAGGACGCCAGCAGGCCGGTTTCTTCGTCAGTACCGACAGTCGGGTAGAGCTCTTCGCCGATGATGCGCTCAAGGATGGTGCGCGCCGCCGCTTCGTATTCATGCCCCTTGTCGAATAGGTTGCGCTGTACCCAGTCGCTGTATTCCCGCTCGGTGCCGGTGGCCTTCATGCGTAGCAGATCGTTGCGCGTCATTTTGCTGGACATAGCCATCATCACAGGCGCTTCGCTGGCGGTGAATGACTTGAAGCGCAGCGCATCCCATTCAGGACTGCCTTGCAGGACATTGTGGGTAATCATTGTTCGGCTCCTTGCGGTTCGGACAGCGCTTCAATCTGCTGGCGTTGCTCTTCGGTGATCGTGTATTTGCTTGTTATGTTGGCGATGACGCGCTCAGGTGTGATACGGCCTACTTCGATGGCATTGCGCCAGGCTTGGATGTTTTCCGCCAGATTGGACTGGGGGTAGGGCGGCAATTCTTCATACGCGATGGCGCGTGGGGCCGAGGTTTGGTGTGCCGGTCCCATATTTCGTTCAGTTGGCGTGTCCATGACCTCCTCGGCTACCGGCATGCCGCGTAGCACGTCGGGGAACACATCGCGCAACGCGAATGCTCGGGCGCGCATCTGGCGCATGCGCTTGGGGTAGTTTGACCAGGGGCCAGATTTGCCCAGCAGACCGGCGGTTTTGGCGTCATCCATGCTGAACGTGCGCACCTGCTCATCCTCGCCGCGCCGCTTCACGCGGCAGGTAGCCATGTTCCCGTCGTCGTTTTCGTAGATGTATTCGCAGGCAGGGGAGCTACGCACGATGCCGATCACCGCATCACCCCACAGCGACGGGCGGCCGTTGATCACCGCGATATTTTGCATTGCCTGCATAGGCTGGAGGCCCAGTTCCAGCCCCCACTGAATAGCAACCAGAATGTTGCCTGGGTTTCCAGCGAAGTCCTTCGGCACGATGCTGGACTTCGACAAAATGTCGGCAAAACGCATTGCCTCGTCCAGCGACTTTGGCGTCAAGCTGAATCCGCCCGCGCCGTTGATGGTCAGTTCGTTCATGATGTTCCTGTTATGAAAAGAGTTAGAACCCAGCCCAGTGACCAACAGTCATGAGTATTGAGATGAATAACCAAGCGGCGGCAGCTCCGACTATGTGAGGCCAGCGGATCGGCTCGCAATCCGGCACAAGCCAGTCGCCAAGTGCATTGATCGGGCGCAGGATGAGCAGATCGGGCAGGCGGAGAAGGCTACGATGCATCCAGTTCTCCTTTGGTGAGGACCAGTGCGGCGTCAGCCGCATCTAGAATCTGGGCGACAGTCTTGGTTTCGCTGTTGATCGTGATCTGATCTTCCTCGAAAACCAGATCTAGGCTTGCTGTTGCGTCCTGCAGGGTGGCTGCCGTCCAACGCAGCGCCACCCGCAGCCGCTCGTTATCGGCGTTCAGAGCATCGTGATCTGCCAGCAAGTCGATGATCATCTGTGCGCGGGGGTTGGTGCCGCCTTGGCGTCTGGCTTCTTCAACCAATTCTGGCAATGCCTTCCGCAGTGCTTCGTACTTGTCAGTCATGGCATAGCCCTCCCGATTTCAGCGGCAGGCGGCGCAGGCAGCGGCATCCAGTGCGTAGGATTCACCATCACATACGGCCACGACCAAATTCCGTACCGCTGATAAAACATGCCATCAGCAACCTTTCCTGATGGGGTCGAAAGCAGAACCTGCGTTCTATCCATCGGAGCCGTCTTGATGGGCTGCCACGGCTGGCGCAGCCGCGCGATCTCCGCTGCCTGGGCGTCGATGTGATCGAGTAGGCCGCCTACATCAATCTGCTGCATGATTTCCTCGTAGCTAAGATCTCCGTCGCACAGGACCTTTCGCAGTTGCTGCGTATTGATCATTTCGTGGCTCCGACAAAACTTAAAAGCTGCTCATTCCACTCGTCTGATGACATTTTTTCCGGCCAGTCTTTGGTCCCATTTTCCCCCTGGCTTTCTGCCCAATCGTCAGAAAAATCATTCAACTCTTGTCGTTTCAGATCTGCCCACTCGTCCAGCGTGAGTTTTTTTGTGATCATTGCCATTCCCTCTGGAAATATGCATCTCCGCCGCGTGCGATCGCTAGTGCAGCCGCTGCCATGCTGCTTGCCGCTGCCGCGCCAGAGCCGACAAGAAGGGCTATCACGCAAATGGCAATGCCGGACAGGCATAGGAGCAATATCAGGGTCAGGACGGCTTTGATCGCTACATCCCTGCGTTTCGTGTTTTCAGTATTTGTCGTCACGGCTGTGTCTCCTGATGCTCGTTTGCAATCGCGCTGCACCAGTCGGCCAGCCTCCGGCGGATTTGATCTGCACGAGCCGGATATAGCCCAGGCTCGAGCAGTACCGCGAATGCGTCATTGAGAAGATCGTCGTCAGCCGCCAGAATATTGAGCATGCAGTCGGCGGCATCTGACGCCGACATGCCGAAGGCGTCTCGGTTTTCGGCCAGTGCCAGCGCAAAACCCGATGCCGCAGCGCTGGGGCTGAGTACTTCAGGTTCGGGCGTTGCTGGCCATTCACCAGGGGCATCCCCTGGAGGGGCTGTCCGATATAGATCATCCAGCAGTGCTGCTGCGATGCGCATGACTATCTCCTGATGTTGTGATGACGGGCCGGGTCCGGCTTATGCGGCTCTCCCTGTGGCGTCCCGGCGGGGCTTTGCTCTGCTCACGTAGCGGCCCATCAGGGCGCAGCACTCCTGTCTGCCAGTCGGGCAGAAAATGCAGGTGAGGGTAGGGAGTGCTGCGGCCTGAGTGGCTGGATGTTTGGTGCTGGCAGCAGGCATCGAACCCGCGACCTGCCGCTTACAAGGCGGCTGCTCTACCATCTGAGCTATGCCAGCAATGGCCCGTCTCGTGGGCCAGCCGCATTGAATGGCACATGTTCAATGATCGTGGGCCGTATCCACAGCGCTGCCTGCGCCCAGCTTCATCGGCGTGGAGGCAATGTATTTATCACTCGTCTGCCAGCGAGTCGCATCAAGGGAGAGGGTTTGCTGCCTTCCCAAACGTGCAATTGAGTGGATGGAGCGGGCTGCGGGAATTGAACCCGCGTAGGCAGCTTGGAAGGCTGCAGCCTGACCACTCGGCCAAGCCCGCAATTGGCCCGTGCGTGGGCCAGCCGGTCAGATCACGCTGCAGGGCTGCGGCAGCAGCCTCTGCAATCCAGGAGGTGAGGCGAGGAACCAACGAGGCGCTCTGACTGCCGGTGATGTACATGCGCGCTCTACCGGCCTACGCGTCCAGGCATATCCCTTACGGGGCCGCCCTGGCCACGGGAAAAATGGATGAATGGATCAAGCGACGAAGCTGCGGAAAGGGCGGACGCGGAACTCGTAGCAACGGCTGAGGTCGAACACGAGGCCGGCCTCGAAATCGACCGCCCAGGTGTAGTCACCGTGTACGGTGCTGGTCCAGTGATATACGTTGTCAAAAATCTCCTGCGCATTGGCAAAAGCGACCATCGCTTCACTTTTCGTTGGCAGACGCCAGTCTTCGAATCCGCCGACGCGATACTCGGCAGCCTTTTCCGTGGCGATCGACCAGTCATGATCGCCCAGGCTCTCTGGCGCTGCGATCAGGTGCACGATCTTGCCATCCAAGATGATCGGGCCGACGTAGATGCCGCCCTGCAACTCTGCACCGATGGTGGCTGGAACATCGGGGACTGCGACCTTGCTCTGCTGCTCTTCTGCAAGCAGCGGGAGCAACTTGGCCAGAGACAGAGAAAGTGTCTGTGCTGGGATTTGGAGGTTAATTTGCTGTGTCATGTTGTACTCGCTTCAATTCACAGCCTCGTGATGAAGCTGCCCACCAAAGCGACCTCCGAAGAGGCCCTTTTCGACTGTCTGTTTCAGTCTGTCACCACGTCTCATAGCAGACTGCCGTTGGTTGCCGGCTGATCCTGCAATCGGATTTGCGCGATCCATAGTGGGTTTCGCGTCAGGTAGCGATCCTGATCCCCGGATTCCAATCGAGTGCTGCGGCCAGTGCTTTCCTGACCAAACGATCTGTCCGGTTCGTCCCCTAGTCTTTTTCCCGAAGCGTTGCGACGCTCCTGTCAGGTGGGGGCTGAGTCCTGGTGAGGCTTGGCGTGTGCCGTGCTCACTGTTTATCTCATGCAAGTTGTTAAAGAGCGGTGCTGTGCCGGCTATGCCGGGGGGCTGCTGACTCATTGCTTGCTGCGCTTGGCGCTAGGCGGTCTGTGAGTCGACATATGAATATTAGAACTCTAATTTTCATTCGTCAATAGAAATCTAATAATTTGTGGCGAGGCACGCCTCTTTGCAATCAATGATTAGATTGTCCATGGCCCGGCTCATACAGCGCAGGCCCGACAGATTGGCGCGGCAGAGGGCGCAAAAAAGCCCGCTCAAATAGCGGGCTGCTTATTTGCTGATATGCCGCGCATGTGGCGGCAAGAAAGGCTTTACAGGTCGTTCACACCGACGATTTTTGTGTGGTTCATGCAGTGGGCATTGATCTTGTACATGAAGACCAGGTAGCCGATACCCAGCGTGATGATGCTGATGATCGCCCATAGGATGATGTTGCCGATGATGCTGGCCAAGTCGATCGTGCATACCAGCCGGCCAACGCGTTGCCCTTGTTCGTTATAGGCATAGGTCTTGCTGATGATGAATCGCTGCATGTAGTAGGGGAACACGAAAAGGGCGAGTCCGAGCGTTACGATCGCCAGGATGATCCATACGATCACATGGCCGATGACGTCCATGAATCCAAGTTCGGACTTCAATTGATAGTTGCTGAAGCTGGTGCTCATGCTTATTCCTAGGGGAGGGAGAAAGCATGGATTTTAAACATTTTGTGTTTATTTGTTTTTGAGGAAAAAGGAGTCGTGACGGTACTCTGGAAGGACCGCATGTGCGGCATACATTTAAGGAATCCATCATGGATCTGGAAAAAATGAAACGCGATCTTGGATTCGATCGTGAGCACCTTGCGCGGATCGAAGAACGTCCGGAGATGTCGATCGTTGCCGATGGCTTGCGTCAACAAATTGCCATGCAAGAGCAAATTATTGATGAAGAGGTAGCGCGGCGAGAATGCAAAGTCGTAGGCCAATAAACCCCCTGGGGAGAGGAGCTCAGGGGCGTAATGCTAAAGAAATAACTTGGCCTGCCGTTAGGTAGGGTTTACCCCTTATGGAGATGATATGAAAGTAAAACGTCTCGGTGCATGGGCTGCCGGTGCTTGCGCACTCAGCCTGCTGAGCGCCGTAGCTGTGGCTGGTGATATCGTTGTCAAGGTTGAGTCTGAACAGTATCCGTCAGGAACACATACCGTGTCAGTGCGTGACGACGGCTCGTTTAACGATACGGTTACTTTCCAGCAGCCAGGGCCGTCTTTTGACCCGAGGTGCGCAAACGCTGCTGTGGGTGCGGATGGTAAATCTCATAACAAGGTATCGTTGAGCATCAATGGCTTTCGCGGGGATGATGGCATAGTCTTGATCGATGTCGTTATGGAAACCGAGAAGGCAGGACGTTTGTATGATCGTGGGGTGGTAGCTCCAGATGGTCGGTCGATGACCACCGTCGAATGTCCCAGCGTTGCTACTTTGATGGTGGGCCCGAGCGGGATTGTGCGTCCCGGACAAAGCATCGTTCTGTTTGATGGAATGGACGGTTCCGACCACTCTCAAGTCAAGCTGACTGTTGATCTCTTGAAGTAGATTGGCAAGTGAAGGCAAGGTTGGCTGCCTGCTTGCCTTCCTTTCAGCAATAAATGGGCTGTCTAGGATTCAAATTCGTGGAGAAATAGCTCATGCATCAAATGGATCAATAGCATGGCCTGTTGATGTGTCTCCAGAAAAACTTCTCTTTTTATGTGTACATCTTCACTGGGATGCAGCACTTTATCCCCTGACGCACAGTCAAAAAAGTTTTCCGAAGACGTTCGGCAGGATGTACGGTAAATTTCGCATGAAGTCTTGTAACGCCTACCAAGTAGGCGCTCTAATTGCATATCAATATCTCTAAGTGTTGTTGTAATGCTTAGGTATGCAATATCTCGATCACTGGGTGTCTTGGCGCTCAAAGTGGATTCTACATGCTTCAAGACTTCATTTATTGATGCTGAGATGGTCGCAATGTCTGTACGTATTTCTTTGCGACGCTCTCGTTTATTCGCTTGTCTGCTGCTGACCAGCCAGCCAGCAGCAGCCACTGCCCAAGCTATTGCGGGACCATAGTCCTTCAGCCAGGTGGAGAGATCCATTTCCTACCCGCGAGGGCGCGCCAACGCTGCTGCTGATCGAATGTAGCGCCATACTCGGTTCTTATAGGTTGCTAGCTTGCTTTCAATGGTGAGTCGAGATTCCAGCTCATCAAGTGTGAGTCCGGATCTTATGAGCCCCCCAAACGCCTCCTCTAAAAACGATGAGCCGTAACCTACCGCACCATCGAGATTAACGATAACTTTTTGACCTGCCGCAAGGGGAGGGTAGAGGAGTTCTTCACGGAAGCGCTGACCAGAGTTAGGCCCTTCTTTTCTGTACCGCGCTGCGGGCGACAAAGAAAAGTCCCTAGCTATTGAGATCATTTTCACGCTCATCGATATGTTGCTCGAATGGTATCTGCCAAAGGACAAGTGTCCCTGGAATTGTGCACTCTAGGTTCTTGCGAGAGGCTACGCCTGTCTGAGGGTCGTAGTAGTATGCGCCACGCCCACTTACTATAGACAAGAAGCCAGAAGCTAAGTTTCGCGAAAATTCTAACATTTCGGGCAGCCCTTTGCCTCGATGAGGGAGTCGCGTACTTGTGCGGGAGCTTGCAGTCGCCGCTTCTATCAGTCTAGCATCTTTGAAGCGGCGAAGGCGCAAGAAATCACTCAACTCGGGTTTGCGCCTCAACGATCCAGGAATGGTAACCCCCATATCATAAATTGCAACGAAGACATGTTCATCTCGCAATGATGAAACGACCCACCATTTTCTGTGGTCATGGGGAGGGAGCCAGGGTTTCTCGAAATCGTAAGCGTGTCCAACGGTATTGGCCACTGCTTCGTTTAAGCAATCTGCAAATAGTTCTCGTTCTGGATGTTCGATGTTGTCACGCACGGTAGTGGCCAAATCTCGATAGGCGGCAGCATCAACAGTCTTCCCACTTTTATAGTGCCAGAATCTAACGCGATCGTGATTGATGGTTTTTCTGTTAGGCAGGCCTAGTTTTTCCATGACCTTAAAGTGTTGTAGCAACTGTTCGACAACCTCGTCATCCGGATAGTTACCTTGTATTTTTCCGGGATACCGTTCTATCCATATGTCAAAATTTGCCATAAAAATGAGAGTTCCGCATGGATGAAGCTCTGTGATTTTGCTGAAATCCAGCCGGATAGAGCCTCCACCCATAAGGATGCGGTTGGCGTGCTCAATGAATGCTAGGAGTTGTCCGCGAGGTTCATAGTCCTTGATCTTGACAATGACCGGGACGGGCATAACTACCTGCCTAGCACGATAAGCTTTTGATGTGATTTTTTTGTGTGCCCGGTGTTGCGCGCGTCGGGCTTTCATCTTCTGCCTATGCAAGCGCCGCCACCGATTGATTTGCTGGCGCTTTGCAAATAGCTTTTGTTCAATAGACAGTTTGTGCATGGTGGTCTAAGGATTATGGCTGGTCAAATCTGATAGCTGGATGCGCCAGAATCCACGGTCATCATTGCTTTGTGATTGTGGGAAGTGCCAGTACCCTTCGAGAATAGCGCTCTCAGGGGCGAACTGGTGCAGGGTCGAGTCGCAGCCATCAGACCCAGATAGCCTCCAGTGCCCAGGGCCAGCTTCTTGTCCGGTGTACACCACACAAACCGACTGCTCTGCCGCCTCCCCCTTTCTGTCGTACTTTACTGTCAGCGTGCTCCCATCCTGCTGGACGATACAGTCGTATTGAACAATATCGGGATGGCCGAGATAACAAAAGGTCATCGTGGAATTGCGCCAAACACGATTTTTTGAAGAGGAATCGTTACTGTTCATGGAAGGAGAGCCTCATTATTGTGAGTCAGCAGATGAACGCATCGGCCCATGAGCCTCCATCGGGCCTAACATTTCATCCGCTGAAGTACGTTGTTCTAGGGCTGGATCACCCATTTCACTGACATATGGGTTGGATCAGAACTTGAACCCTTGTTGGTTCGATGCTGCCTGTGTCTCCATGTCGATGCAGCCATCTAGTATTGCGTAGCTGCCTCCGGTGGTTCTGGCAATCTGATCACAATACTCCCGTGTCCTTCCGGGCAGCGAGTCCCAGGCAGACTTGAGCTTGTTATATGAGGATTGTTCCATGTCGATGCACCCGGAGTAGATCATTGATGATCCCCCTGATGTATTGGATATCTGTTGGCAGTAAGTCTCGGGATCGTAGCGAGGCAGGTCAGCCGCTTGAGCTGCAGACGGTACTGAAACTGCCAAGAGCGCCACAATCATGCTTGTTTTTTTCATCTTGCTGTTCTCCAGTATTAAATCGATGTGCATACCTGGCTGATTTATGTCTTACTTTGGGATGCGTGATTTAGCCTTCGTCACCATCAGCAGACCTTTTGGAGGTACGCCGGAAATTGTCATTGTTCTTGCAGTAAGTGAGTGCGTCGCGCACGATCCCAGCCAGACGGTACAGATCTTCCGGCTTGCCAAGCAGGATTTGCCCATTCTTGGCCAACTCCATGCCGGCGCGTTCAGCTTCAACCTGATGCGCCTCGGTGATGGGCTCAATGAACTGGATAGATGGTTGGCGCTTGTCACCCCAGAAGCGGAAAAGCCAGCGGTTCGACTTCCCATCCAGCACGACCGAAAAGTAGGTTTCAGTGTCGCGCATGGAAAGGTTCTCGCCAGGCAGAATGTCCTGGCTGATTTCGAATAGTCGCCGTTCTTCCGCAGTGGTAACGATCTTGTCGTTGCTCGGGTCAATGACTGGCGCATCTTCGTCCGGCACGATTTCAGGAGCAGGTGCCTCTTCCATCTTGGTTGGCCTGGATAGACTGGTGGCCACCATGGCGCTGACTGACTGGGCAACCGCCTGCACTACCAGCGGCTGAATGCTCTCAAGGAACCGGGCGTTGAGTTGTCGCTGTACGTTCGCCCGCGATGCCACATATCGCACAAAATCGAGATCACAATCGCGCAAGGATGATGTGATGGCGTCCTTGAAGGATGTGAGATAAATGTTTTCCTCGGCCAGTGCGCGCAGGGCTCCAGCCTCGAGTTGATCGTAGTGGAAGCGCCGGAGTTGCTCGGCCACATCATCGTCGGGATTTTCAAAATCCACAATCAGGAATGGGGCGCTGTCCATGATGTTGCGATTCACCAGGTCAGTGAAAAAGCGCCATTCCCGGCCATTGGTAATGGCGGCCACTGCGACCTCGGGCGTCGCGTTGTAGTACCGGGACAGTTGAGGACAATGATTATTCAGGTTTTGGCTATGTGCCTTTGCCTCGATGAACAAGACAGGCGTGCCGTTGCTGAACAGAGCGTAATCGACACGCTCAGTGGCTTTGACACCGGGGAAGTCAGCGCCGTACTCGGCCTGTACCCGCGTGGGGTCGTAAGGGCTAAATCCAAGGATGTCGAGCAGCGGCAGAATCAGCGCTTGCTTGGTTGTCTCTTCCGATACGCAGTGCGCCCCGACCTTTTTGACATGATCGATGTGAGCTGCAATCCGTCGCTTGAATTCTTCCACGTTCGACTCCTTACTTTTTATCTAAAAATACATTTCTTGTTGCATGGTCTGCGCAAGAAGGCGCTTTTCAGCGCCTACCTACTAAGTTTTCAATGCTCGTTTGACCCACTGGCAGGAATAGAGTTTCACTCTTCAACCCACTTCCCGATTACGACTCCGCAGATTGTCGCGTTTCCATTGATCTCGATGTAGCGCGGCTTCCAGTCGGGATTCAGAGCCTTCAGCAGCTTCCTGCCATCTTCCTCCATGTACTGTTTGAACGTGGCCTTGTCCTGATCGTCGAGCTTCACTACGACCCGACTGCCAGGCGATGCACAGACATCAGGATCTACGAAAATTATGTCGCCTGGATCGTAAGATGGCTTGCTTCCTGGGTTCTTCATGCTCTCACCCTCAACGCGCAGGCAGAACGTCCTGGGGCCGTGCTTGACGGGGCAGGGCAACCATAGCTCCGCATCACTCGGTCGGAACGTATGGGCGATTTCAGTCCACGCACCAGCCTGCACCGATGAAATCAACGGCACGTTGCCGCGTAGGTCTGGGCCGGCTGAGACATTCGAATTGGCATTCTGATCACTCTCGCTTATGTAGGGTGGATCATCACCTCCCGACAGAAGCCACTCCGGCGCGACCTGCAATGCCGCTGCAATTTGAAGGATGTGCTTTGTCCCTTTGTTTATGCCGGATTCGATCTGGCCGATAAGCCCTTGGCTTACCCCGCTGGCGCTAGCAAGAGCCTGCTGAGATAAGCCTAGCTCAGTTCTGCGCTGCCGCAAACGAGATCCGATTGGTTTGCTCGATTTCATGAAGCTAGATTATTAGAAAACTAAATTAGTGTGCTATTGACATGAGTGATTAGATATCTAATAATAGAGGCATGATCACATGGAAAAAACACATCCAAGACCTGTTGGACTGGGGTATGACCCAAAGTGAGATCGCCGTTCATATCGGCGTCTCCCAGGGGCGGGTATCGCAGGTGTACCGATCGGACGATGGTCTTGGGTTCGGCTTCTCCGCAGGGAGCAAGCTGATTTCGTTGCATTCGAAAAAATCCCGATCCCAGCGACGCAGGCCTGCAGCCGAGTCGAGTTCCATCCAGGAGCCGGTAAATGTCTGATCCCAAGAACAAAGACGATCGCATCCCAATCGGCCCGACTGACTGCTAGTGCAGTGTCGAGTAAGTGCCCATTTCGATGTTGTCCAGTAGCTCGACCCCCTCTTGTTCGATGCAGAGCCTTTCAAAGACTGCATGAAGTAGGTCGTCGCTCACATCCCGGCGGTCGGTGATGTCTTGGCAGAGGCGATGGGCCTCGCGCAGTAGGCGTTCAGTTTTCGTTTCCATGCCTCGATTTTCGGGCGATTTGAATGTGAGTTCCATCCGCAGATTTGACAGTGTTGGTCGAGAGGGATGGATGTTAGAGCGGGGCACCTAGTGGTGAAACGCTGATATTGCGGAGATTTCAAGGTGACGTGCAGATACTCGAATACAGACTGGTTGGACGTTCTTTACAACAGCGTTCGCCGCACTCCTGGAAGCGTAACGGATGCCGCCCGATTTCTCACTGAGCGTCGTGGCAAATCTATCCATCCCGAAAGCCTTCGGGCCAAGCTGCGCAGCCACGAAGATTCAATCAGCGTGGAAATGGCAATTCTCTTGACTGAGTGGATGGAAGAGAAGACTGGCGGTTCGGAATACGCAAAAGACTGGATGCAGGCCATGGCGGTCGAGCAAGGTCTTGCTGTGGATGTGATACCTCCAGCGCCCGCTGGCGGTTGGCCAGATGAGGTTGCAGCCCTGCAAGCAAAAGTAATGCAGATTGCCGCTCTGGCGGGAAAGATCGCTGGGACGACTGTGGAATCCCTTATCGATGGTCGCATTGACCAGAGTGAGAAAGATGCGTTGGCAGACCTTTTTCGTGACGCCCGCACGATGCTGCATCGCGCTGAGCGAAATCTTTACAGGGCATAGCAATGGAACAGCATGTGCGCGGCCAGATGGCTTATGCGCGGGCGCGGCTGGGGCGGTAAGTATGGCCAAGATCGCGCTACGCATAGATGAGCAGGGCAAGCTGGCGGGCCTGACGCCGGCTGACGCTCGCGCATACGCGCGGTTCCGGCGCAAGCTGACTGAACTGCGGACGGGCGACACGATCAGTTTTGAGCATCGGTTTCCGCGCAGCCCGAAGTTTCACCGCTTGCACTTTTCCATGCTGGGTGCGTTGTTCGATAACCAGGAGCAGTTCGCCAATCCAGAGGATATGCGCAAGTGGATCGAAGTCGGTGCTGGGCACTGCCGGTTCGTGCCTGGTCCGAAAGGCAGGCTGGTGGCGCTGCCGCTATCGATTTCCTACGACAGCCTGGACGATGCCGAGTTCTACGAGCACCACATCAAAGTGGTGGCATTTCTGCGTACTCAGCATGCCACGCGGTTCCTGTGGCCAGAGGTTGGCGACATGGCGGCGCTGGCTGCTGTGGATGCGATCTTGTCGGAGTTCAGGGTATGAGCGTCTGGAACAGCACATTGCAGCGCAGAACGCCACTTCGCGTCTCGCCCGCCCGGAAGAACGACCGGCCGCGCGCAGCAAAAGAGCGGCGTCCGATGAAATCGCGTGGCATGAAGGGGAAGGCTCCTACGGCAGAACAACTCCGATTCTGGGATCTGTTGGCCAGCCTGGGCTGCATCGCCAGCCGCAAGGATGGATTCTTCGACCCGATGGTGAGCATCCATCACATTGATGGGCGCACGAAACCGAACGCGCACTGGTTGGTTCTGCCGCTGTCGGCTGGGAATCATCAAGACGGCACTGGTGCACCTGGACGAATCGCTGTCCATCCACACAAGGCCCGGTTTGAAGACATCTATGGCCGGCAGATCAACTTGCTGCGCGAGTGCATCCAGATCCTGATGGATCAAGGCTGCGCGGTACCCGATGGTGCGCTGCGCGCTGCAGGAATGGTCCAGACGGATCAGAAGGGAATTGTCGCGTCATCAGGTGACGGTTTCTGTGACACAGAGAGGCTCATATCTACCTGCCAATTGAGGAAAGAGGCGGTGTTGTCGGTGAACGAAGAGATCTCTACTGCGACAGGTTCGCCACACAACGCTGACAGAGCTGCCGAAATCGTGTCTTGAATTTCGGTAATTGAATGATTTTTTATGGAGCTTTTTGCCATGTCGAAACCTTTTGAAAGTGAAGTCCCCGCGCGCTGGCTTTGTTACTGCGCTGATTTGCTTGGAGGCCCGAAGCTGACCCAGGAACTGGTCGAAGTGTACTTCCGAGCAGTCGGATCGGATGACGCAGAGGCTGTAACCCGCGCATTGGGTGATTGGCTGCGTGCTGAGCGCAGATTTCCGGCCCCTGCCGATATCCGGCAAGCATTGGGGATGGTCCAGGAATGAAAAAGCCCGACGCAGAGTGAAGCTGCGCCGGGCGGTGTTCAACAAGTCCATGAGGATGAATCAAGATGAACGAGAAAATTGTAAGTGAAGCGGCACAGATGCGCCAGGGGTCAGCATGAAGCCCTACGAAGATTTCCTGCGCGCCAAGGTGCAGATGGCAAAGCAAATCGGCTTCGACATCACGGATGCCGATATCCATCCCATTCTGAAGCCGCACCAGCGGCAGATTGTTCGCTGGGCAGTGGCTGGTGGGCGGCGGGCGATTTTTTGTGCCTTTGGCCTAGGCAAGACGGTTATCCAGTTGGAGGCCGTGCGCATCACCCGCGCGCGCGCTGGCGGCATGGGTCTGATCGTCATTCCGCTGGGTGTTCGCCAAGAGTTCATCCGCGACGCTTCCATGCTGGGCATCAAGATCAAGTTCGTGCGCCGTATAGAGGAATGCGATGACTCGGAAGGGATCTACCTGACGAACTATGAAACAGTGCGGGACGGGAAGCTGGACCCGCGCCTGTTTTCTGTTGCCAGCCTGGACGAGGCGGCATGCCTGCGCGGTTTCGGTGGCACGAAAACATTCCGTGAGTTCATGGCGCTGTTCGCCGGTGATGATCGGCGTGACATGTCTCAGCGCATTCGCGGCCGAGAGGTCGAATATCGGTTTGTGGCGACGGCCACGCCTAGTCCGAATGAGTATATCGAGTTGCTGGCGTACTGCGCGTTTCTGGGCGTCATGGATGTGTCGCAGGCCAAGACCAGGTTCTTCAAGCGCAACAGCGAAAAGGCAGATCAACTGACTCTGATGCCCAATCGAGAGCATGAGTTCTGGTTGTGGATGGCATCCTGGGCTTTGTTCGTGCAGAAACCGTCAGATCTGGGCTGCAGTGATGCCGGCTACGAGCTGCCGCCGCTGGACGTGCGATGGCATGAGGTGGAATCGGCACAGCAGAGGGTGTTCGACTCCATTGGCCAGGGCCAGATGTTTGCGCAGGAAGCCATAGGCATCGTGGAAGCAGCTCGGGAGAAACGCAACAGCTTGCCGGCGCGACTGGCCAAGCTGTTGGAGTTGCGCGCGGAAAATCCAGGCGCACACCGCTTACTGTGGCACGACCTGGAAGACGAGCGGCGTGAACTGGAAAGGGCCATTCCAGGTTTAACGACGGTGTACGGTGCCCAAGACACAGACATCAGGGAAGCAGCCGTCATCGCCTTCAACGATGGGCAGATTCAGGAACTGGCCAGCAAGCCGGTGTTGCTTGGTTCTGGCTGCAACCTACAGCGGCATTGTCACTGGGCCATTTTCATGGGCATAGGGTTCAAGTTTGCCGACGTGATCCAGGCCATACATAGGCTGCAGCGGTTCCTGCAAGAACATCCCGTGCGCATCGACTTCATCTACACCACGGCCGAGCGTAGCGTGCGCCGTGAGTTCGAGCGCAAGTGGCAACAACACAAGGAAATGACTGAGAAAATGGCAGAAATCATTCGCAAGTATGGCCTGTCGGCGGCAGCCATGGCCGAGGTTCTGACACGCAAGATGGGCGTGGAGCGCGTCGAAGTGCGCGGCCAGGACTACATCATTGCCAACAACGATTGCGTCGAGGAAACGCGCGGCATGGACAGCAACAGCATCGGCCTGGTGCTGTCGTCGATTCCGTTCGCTGCTCAGTACGAGTATTCGGCCAACTACGCCGATTTCGGCGGCACTGATGGAAACGAGCATTTTTTCCAGCAGATGGATTACCTGACTCCGGAGCTTCTGCGCGTGTTGCAACCGGGGCGCTTGGCGGCCATTCACGTCAAGGATCGTATCGTCCCGGGTGGCCTGAATGGCATGGGGTTTCAAACGGTGTACCCATTCCATGTAGATGTGATCCAGCATTTCCAGAAGCACGGCTTTGCCTATATGGGCATGAAGACCATCGTGACGGACGTGGTGCGCGAGAACAATCAGACCTATCGGCTGGGCTGGTCAGAACAGTGCAAGGATGCGAGCAAGATGTCGTTCGGGCTGCCCGAATACCTGCTGCTGTTTCGCAAGCCTCCCAGCAGTACGGAAAAGAGCTATGCCGATGTTCCTGTGGTGAAGGAAAAACCGTTCAGCCTGGACGTAGACGGTAACCGTATCCCGTTCGATCGTAATGCGCCAATGGTTACCAGCACCGGTTATTCCCGCGCACGCTGGCAGTTGGATGCGCACGGATTCACCAGGTCATCAGGCGACCGTTTGCTGGGGCCCGAGGATCTGGAAGGGCTGTCTCATGCGGACATTTTCCAGTTGTTCAAGCGGTTCAGCTTGGAAACTGTTTACGACTTCGAACACCATGTCATGATCGGCGAACACCTGGAAGCCCGGGGAAAGTTGCCGTCCGATTTTATGCTGCTGCAGACGCAGTCTTGGCATCCGGATGTGTGGGCCGATATCACGCGCATGCGCACGTTAAACACGATGCAGGCTGCGAAGAAAGCTGAACAGCATATCTGCCCATTGCCGCTGGATATCGTGGATCGCGCGATAGCTCAATGGTCCATGAAGGGGGAGTGGGTATACGACCCGTTTGGTGGCTTGATGACTGTTCCGTACAGGGCGATCGCACAGGGGCGCAGGGGTAGGGCGGCTGAACTGAATCCGGCCTATTTCCTGGATGGTGCCACTTACTGTAAAGCAGCAGAGCGAGAAATGAGCGTGCCCACGCTATTCGACCTGGAGGCCCTGGATCAGGAGCAGGAGGCGATGGCATGACGATGCCCCTTATCAGCTCACAACGATTTCTGGACCCTCATAAGGTGTTGCGCAAAGCCAGCCAGTTCAAGGTGTTTGTGGTGCGCACCATGGAGGTATCGCTGAGAGGTCGCCCATATCGTGTCTTGCTGGACGGTCACCACAACCTGGCGGCAGCTGCCTTGGCTGGGGTTTCCCCAACATGGCGCGGGCCGTCACGAAAGATGCTGCGCGTCCAGGCCAGCATGCTGCCGACAGAGTTCGAGCGCATGCTGATCAACAACCTGACCGATTCAGATTGGTACTACGTGGATACCGGCGAGGTTGTTCCCGAGTTGATTGCGGCGGAAAGGGCGGCAGCATGAACTATTACCCTCACCACATTGGCGACTACATCACGGCTACAGCCCATTTGAGCATGATCGAGGATGGTGCTTACCGGCGGATGCTGGACCTTTACTACTCACGCGAGCAGGCGCTGCCCAGCGAACAAAAAGCACTGTACAGATTGCTGCGTGCCCGAAGCCAGGAAGAGCAAGAGGCAGTCGATATCGTCTTGGGAGAGTTTTTCGAGGAAACGATGGACGGCTGGATCCATGGCCGTTGCGATGAAGAGATTGAAAAGGCTCGAGCCTCCGGGGAACGGGCTCGAACCAATGGCAAGAAGGGAGGTAGACCACGCAAAGATGAACCCAAAGCAAACCTAGACGACGATTCTGGGAAACCAGAGTACAGCGAAGAGGAAACCCACCGGGTTAATTCTGGGTTTTCCAAAGAAACCCATCAGGAACCCACAGGAAACCCAGAGCAAAAGCCCCCAATAGCCAATAGCCAAGAACCAAATAACGTATTTCCTGACGGAAATACTAAAGGCGCTGTCGCGCCTGCCGACCTTCCTCCTGCCGATCCTCCAGACGCGAAACCCCGAAACCTCGGCTTGCGCGATCTGGTCGCTTTTGGCATCAACGAGCAGCATGCCCGAGACTGGCTGGCCGTGCGCAAGCGCCATCGTGCTCCTTTGACGCCTACGGCATGGGCCCGGGTGGTATCCGAATCGGAAAAGGCTGGAATGACGCCAATGCAGGCGGTGGAAATCTGCGCAGCCAGGGGCTGGCGTGGCTTTGAGTCCGAATGGCTGCACAAATCAGGACCGCCGGGAGGGCAAACACGTGCTGACAGGCTGGATGCCTGGAGCGCGGGGATGAGCAGGGTTATCGAGGCCGGGAAGGGCGGACGGCCGCAGACAATCGACATGGGGACGATCGATGCAACTGGCAACACAACACGCTGACCAATGGCCGGCACAACCCGCTGCGCCTCTGGGTTGGGCTGGGCGGCTGATCGAAAGGATGCGTGCGATGTACGGCGCGACATTCGACCGACAATGGTCTGGCACGTCGCCAGACCGATTGGCGGAGATCTGGGCAGAGGAGATTTCAGACCTTACCGGGCAAGAGATTGCCGCTGGATTGCAGGCCTGCCGCGCACGGCCGCTGCCTCCGACAATGCCGGAATTTCGGATCATGTGCCGGCCGGAGGTTGATCCGTACACGGCCTTCCGAGAAGCGGCGGTTGGCATGGAGGCCAGAGCTCGAGAGTTGCGTGGCGATTGGACGCATCCGGCGATTTACTGGGCCGCCGTGCGAATTGGCACTCACGACCTGCTGAACATCGGATACCAGCGTCTGCGGCTGCATTGGGAAAAGGTGCTGCGCGAAGAATTCGCGCGTGGACAATGGCCAGAAATCCCAAACCCTGCGCCGGCGTTGCCTGCGCCAGGGCAGACTCTGGCGACAAGGGCCGAGGCTGCTGCAGCCATGGAGCATATCCGCAGGGAGACTGGTCTAGACCCGCAGCAACAGCCCAGCGACAAGCGGGCATGGGCTCGCCGAATCGTTGATGACCATCAGCGAAAGGGCGGTCGCCGGTATTCGGCTGCCGTGCTGGATATGGCAAAGCAAGCGGCCGGCATGGTGCACGAGGTCTTGTGATGCAAGCAGAGAGGACAGCAATGAGCGTCGAAATCACGATACCGGGGATCCCGGTCGGCAAGGGGAGGCCGCGCGCCGCAAGGCGTGGCAAACATGTCACGCTGTATACGCCAGCAAAAACAGTCAGCTACGAGGGCAAGGTGGCGCTGGCTGGTCAGCAAGCAATGGCTGGGCTCGCACCGCTACTTGGACCGTTGGTCGTCACGATGGGTGTTTATATGCCGGTACCCGCGTCTTGGTCCAAGAAAAAACAGCAGGCCGCTCTGCAGGGGATTGAATTGCCGGCGAAGAAGCCTGACAGCGACAACGTGATCAAGGCTGTATTTGATGCTTTGAATGGTGTCGTGTGGATCGATGACGTGCAGGTCGTCGATCTTGCGTTACGCAAGCGGTACTCACTGACGCCTGGTGTTCATATGGTAGTAGAGCAAATGAGGCCAGCCGTATGACGAAATTTCGCAAAACCAAAATTATCGGATCCGGTGTGTCTGGTGAGGACTTGTTGTGGAATTGGTCACGCTGGCAATGGTCTGGCCCTACGGTCGGCAATATGTCTGATTGCATCCCGTATGAGGATGTTGATCCCAGGCCAATAGTCGTCGATCTGGCCAGGAAGGTCGACGATCTTCATCAGGAACTGCCACTGCATGAGCGGATGATAGTCACCGCAGAATATCCGCAGCGGCATGAACGCTTTGCAGGCATGGACGCAAGGCAAAGGCGCGAGGCCGCATCGCGTTGGATTGTCGAGGAAACAGGAGTCAGCCTGACGGAAAATGAATACAAGCTCTATCTGGGGTTGTTCCGCGACAGAGTGGGGAGGTTAGTGTGAAATACGCCCCGGAAATTATCGAGGTCATGTCGGCATTCCCTGGTCGAAGGTTCAAAGTTCGGCACCTGACGAAGGTGGCTGTTTCTTCGATGGCAACTACATCAATGACATCTGCGCGCCGGCAGGTGCAGCGGGTCCTGGCTTATCTTGAGGAGCTGGGCCAGATCTGTAGCACCAGGGGTGAGGTAAGCAATGGTGAGGACGCGGAGTATTGGTGGGCGCAACGATATGCTCCTGTGCAGGGCCAAGGAAATATTGATATAAGGCGTGCGCCTTGAATGGAAATAGCTCGAAATTGATCTTTAGGGGATAAATTTCTGGTATAAAAATGGTCGTTAAAAACCTTTTGGGGAATAAATTGAGTCAAATTGGAAAAGTTGTGCCAAGCAGCGAAACCGATAAGCTTTTTATGTGGGAAGACCACACCCAAAAGGCAAAAGTATCGGTTGATAATTTTTTTAAGATGATCTTGGAGATGGCGGTTCATCACAGAGACGTGCAAGCCTTGGGGCTATCATTGGAGTATTTTGGCACTGACAATGTTGAAAAAATCGCTTTTATCAAAACACCGTTTGGCGAACTGAGGGCTAGAATTGAGTGGTTTTTTGGTGAAAAAAACCTCGATGTTGCTTTGGTATTTGACCGAAACATCAAGGATAAGTACGACACTCCTTATTGGGAGAAGGTTTGGGCGCTTAATTTTGAGAGGCCATGTGTTCTAAAATCTGGTGGTGAGAATCCTATTCGTATTGATGTCCTGGGGCGAAACGATGACAGTAGGTGGAGAGAGTCTTATCGCGCCATTCAGCATCTGATTTATGCGTTGGTGGAAGGGCCACAGTTCTAACGTTTTGGAGTAGATGTCAAAGCAGTATCAAAAAACCGCGACATTTGCCTCTGGCAAACCGCGACCAAAACCGCGACAATAACGCCAGGGCGCTCGCGTCCTGAGAAAACAAAAGCCCCGCCATCGAGAGATCGGCGGGGGTTTTATTTGGAGCCTTACGCATGGACATCACCGCGCGGCCTTATCCGCCCGCCGATCTGGTTGGTGATGATGCTTCGATCGTTACGACTCTACGGCCGGCACCAGAGATAGGCGACTGGATAAGGGCAAACATCTTGGAAGAGGGCGGTGCGCTCTACAATCCAGATCACTCGCATCTGATCGATGCCGATCTGTGCTTTCTGTGGGCATCAACCGCCTTCACGAAGCAAGGCCGCACGGTCCTTGGCCAGTGTGAGCAGCTCATGTTCCGCGCCGGAGGCTGGCAGAAGGCTCGCCAGGAGCAGCAGATGCGGGAATGGTTCGGCTTTGTGCCGGACTTCATCATCACCCTGGCGGCTGACTATTGCTCCCAGTGCAGCGACATTGAGTTCTGCAGCTTGGTCGAGCATGAGCTGATGCACATCGGCCAGCAGATGGACGAGTTTGAATCACCCAAGTTCGACAAGGAGGGCAGGCCGAAGCTTTACATGCGCGGCCATGATGTCGAAGAGTTCATTGGGGTGGTTGAGCGATACGGCGCGTCCAGGGATGTGCAGCGCATGATTGATGCTGCCAGCCGCGCGCCGGCGGCGGGAAGGACAAGCATCGCTCGCGCTTGCGGAACCTGCCTAAAGGTAGCCGCTTAGCTTATTTTTTAGAGTCTCGCTTGGCGATCGCTTCTCTGGATCCTTCAGGAAGGCTTGCGAACATGTTTTCAAGCCTTTGTGGCTGAGAAATCATTTGCTCAACGATGATGTTCACCAGTTCAAAAAGGGTGTGGACTTGATCCGCGTGGTCTTCTTCGGTCATCACCCCGGGGTGTACAGCTTCATTGCCAACGACCCGCACAATATCCAGTGCTTGTTGAACGCGGGTGGGTAGGCCTTCTTTTACCAGCGCTGCGATATCGGAATTGATGTTTTTGCCAGGCTGCCCAAGTTCTACACACAGCTTTTGAATGCAAAGCCTGAGCAGAGCTGCTGCCCCTCTTGGTGAAGCTTGGGCTATTGAGCGCGCTTCCGAGTAGTCTCTTGAACATGCATCTGGTAGGTTGGCATGGGGCATTGGAGCAGAGGTTGTTTGTGGGGAAAGCATTTTTCCGCTCACATTGAATCCCTGCCAAAGAGTAATTCCACGGCAACTGTAGCAAATACATTGCCATAACGCCTCATGCTCATAATCATCCGGCCCTCCCGTAGGGTCATAAATGTGCCTGTATAGCTTTTCCCACGTCATTTGAGAGTGAGCGCTGCAGTGAGGGCATATGAAGGCAGGCAGTCGAAAACTAGGGGATGGATGCGGGCTCATGGGTGGCCATCAAGAAAGATTAAGCATCGGGTTTTATACAAGTTTTAGGAAATATTAGCTATGGCAGCACTTAAAGACGATCAGAAAGTGTTCATCGTCCAAGCGCTGGCATGCTTTGACGCTCCGTCCCAAGTGATTGAGGCGGTAAAACAGGAGTTCGGGATTGATGTGAGCCCCCAACAGCTCCAGGCGTATAACCCGGCCACAAAGGCGGGCGCACGCATGAGCCAGAAGCTCAAGGATATTTTTGAAGCTACTCGGAAGCGGTTTCTTGCTGAAGTCAGCGACATTCCTGTGGCCAATCAAGCCTATCGTTTGCGCCAACTTCAGCGGATGGTGCATGAGTCGATGAAGCGCAAGAACATCGTCTTGGCCGCATCTCTACTCGAGCAGGCCGCCAAGGAAAGCGGTGGCATGTTTACGAACAAGCGGGAATTGAGCGGCCCGGGTGGCAAGCCAATGGAACATAGGACGGTTGTGGTCGATGAAAAATCAGTCGCCGCTGCCGTCTCCGCTCTTGAAGATGAGTTCTGATGTTGACCCTGACGTAATCCGCCAGGTAGCAAAGGTACGATGCCAGGACGAGGGGCTGTTCTTCGCGCGGTACTTTTTCAAGCAGCGCATGGGGGCCAAGATGATCGTGGCCCCGCACCACCGGGTAATTCAGCGCACGCTGCAGCGGGTCATTGACGGCGAGATCACGCGGCTGATCATCAATGTGCCGCCCGGCTACACCAAGACCGAATTGGCCACGATCAATATGATCGGGCGCGGGCTGGCGCTGAACAATCGCGCTCGGTTCATGCACCTGTCGTACTCGCATAACTTGGCGCTGCTCAACAGCAGCACGGCGCGGGGCATTGTCAAGTCGCAGGCGTATCAAGGCATGTGGCCTATGACGCTGCGCGACGATGCCGACAGCAAAGCCATGTGGTGGACTGAGCATGGTGGTGGCGTGTACGCATCGTCTGCCGCAGGGCAAGTGACGGGCTTCCGAGCTGGTCACATGGAGCCAGGCTGGCAGGGTGCGCTGCTCATTGACGATCCGGTAAAGCCGGATGACGCATACAGCGAGACTGTGCGGGGCGGGATCAATGACCGCTTCAACGAGACAATCAAGTCCAGGTTGGCGCTGGAGACGACACCCATGGTCGTCATCATGCAGCGTATCCATTATCACGATCTAAGCGGCTACTTGTTGCGTGGAGGATCGGGCGAACAATGGCATCACCTGTGTCTGCCGGTGATCATCGACAACAGCGAGGTGTACCCAAGCGAGAACACGCATGGGATACAGATAGCGCACGGGCTGCCTGATGGATGGTTGTGGCCGTTCAAGCACAACGAGTCGCATCGCACGGCGCTGTTCTCGCATCGGAGAACGGCCGAAGCGCAGTACATGCAGCGTCCACGCCGGTTCAATTCTGAAGGGGCATTGTGGACTGAAGGATTGATAGCGGCAGCGCACGCTTTACAGATCCGCTATGAGTTGGCCCGCACTGTTGTAGCGGTTGACCCCGCGACAACAAACAATGATGAGAGTGACGAAACCGGCATTGTGGCGGCCAGTTCGTATGGGCATGGGGATGATCGCCAGTTCTCTGTTGACGGGGACTACAGCGGCAAATTCAGTCCGAACGGATGGGCGCAGAAAGCCATGGCTGCCTATGAGCAGCACCAGGCTGACGCGATCGTCATTGAGACGAACCAGGGCGGTGACATGGCGGAATCGACGCTGCGCAATGCCGGGTTCAAGGGCCGCGTTGTGCGCGTCCACGCAAGCAAGGGCAAGTTCGCTCGAGCTGAGCCGATATCTGCTCTGTATGAACAGGGCCGGGTGTCACATCGTGGTGCGTTGTACCTGCTGGAAAACCAGCTGATGGAGTACGTGCCAGCCACTGCAAAAAAATCGCCTGACCGGCTTGATGCCATGGTCTGGGCGCTAACCAATCTCAACGGCCCGCGCGGCTTTTTTGGCTAAACATGAGCATGTTCAATTGGTTCAAGCGAAAAGACGCTGAGGCGGCCGTCGCGCCGCGCCGGGGGCTTTTCTCGACGCATCCGCTTGGTGAGAAGATTCGGCCCAGATTTGAGATGCCAGCGTTTGAGCAGCCGAAAGGTGCGCCTGGTGTTGCGTCTGATAGTGGAGACATTGGTGAAAGGGTGTCTCCAAAGGCTGCGGTTGGATTCGCTCCAGTCAATGAGGCCCAACTGGGTTTTTACGCGGCGGGCAGTGCATTTATCGGCTACCAAGCCTGTGCGATGTTGGCGACCAACTGGCTGATCGACAAGGCCTGTGGCATGCCTGGGCGGGATGCAATACGAAATGGATTCCTGCTGACATGCGGATCTGAGGATGTGTCGAAGCGACTTCGGGCATATGACAGCAGGTTCGCGGTCGTTGCAAACATGCGCGAGATGATCCATTTTGGTCGTGTGTACGGTGGGCGTGTTGTTTTGTTCGAAATTGACAGCGACAACCCTGAGGAATACTACAAGGCACCGTTCAACATCGATGGCGTGCGTCCAGGATCCTACCGGGGGATGTCTCAGATTGATCCCAACTGGATGACGCCGGTACTGACTGAGCGGAACCTGAGGGACCCGGCGGCGCGCGATTACTACGTGCCCACATTCTGGCGCATCGGAGATCGGGTTTACCACCGGTCTCATCTGCATATCTTCGTCCCGTACCCGGTGCCGGACTACCTAAAGCCATCGTATCGATTCTTGGGGGTGTCTGTACCCCAGAGGATGATGGAGCGGGCATATGCGGCAGAGCGCAGCGCGAATGAGGGCCCTCAATTGTTGATGACCAAGAGGCTTACGTCTCTGGGCGTTGGCGATGCGGCACTCGGAAACCGTGATGCGCTCGAAAAGAACCTAGCTGAGTGGGTTGCGTACCGAGATAACTACGGTGTGCGCGTGGGCGGTGCAGATGAAACGATCCAGCAATTTGACACTGCGCTGGCTGATGTGGACACAGTCATCATGACTCAGTTCCAACTGGCGGCGGCAGTGGCAAACGTGCCTGCGACGAAATTGCTGCAGACGCAACCCAAAGGCTTCAACGCCACGGGCGAATACGAACAGAGTGTGTACAGGGAGGACCTGGAGAGCATCCAGGCCAATGATCTGTCGCCACTGCTTGAGCGGCACTACAGGATTCTGGCCCGATCGGAAGAGATCGTGACGGAAATGGAGATCAGCATCCAATGGCTGCCTTTGGACAGCCCGACTGCGAAGGAATGGGCTGATATCGAAAAGGTCAAGGCGGACCGTGACTCTGTGCTGTTTAACACGGGCGCTATCGACGCACAGGATATCCGGACTCGGCTGCGAGAAGACCGCGAAGGCGATTACCACAACATCGAGGAGGCTGAGTTCGTAGATGGCGAAGCGCATGGTAACGAAACGCCGCCAGCAGTGGGGGCAGGAGCGCCGGGCCGAGCAGTTTAAGGGTTCGGCGCTTGCTCATCCGGAGTCTGCAGAGCAGCGGTATCGAGCCAGCATCGAATCGATGATCGGAACAATGCTTGCCGATTTTGAAAAGGGGCTGGCTGGCCTTTACGAAGCAAACCCACTGGCGGCCCAGGATGAGAGCGTGACCACTCAGGCACGCCGCATTCTGTCTGGTCTGGGGCGGAAGTGGAGTCGGGTGTTTTCTGAATGTGCCGGCCCGTTAGCGAACCGAATGATTGATCAAGTGGATCGGTTTTCGAAAAAGAACCTTAGTGCATCGCTGCGTGAAATGTCTGGCGGCCTGACTATCAAAACGCCCCAGATGCCTGCAGTACTTTACGACAAGATCCTGGCCAGCACGGCGGAGAACGTCGCGCTGATCAAGAGCGTGCCGGCGCAGTATCTGGAGAAAATCCAGGGCATTGTCATGCGGTCCATTCAGTCGGGCGGGCAGGGGACACGGGAAGTCTTCGAGGAGATCGGACACCTGGGCCAGGTCACAAAGAACCGGGCCAAGCTGATCGCCACCGACCAGACCCGAAAGATCACTGCGGCTATGAATGACGCTCGGATGAAGTCTGCCGGGGTCAAGAGATTTGAATGGATCCACAGCGGTGGCAGCGCGGAGCCAAGAGAGTTGCATGTCGAGTATGACGGCCAGATTTTTGACTTGGATGATCCCCCTGTCATCGACAGACGTACAGGACAAAAGGGGCTGCCAGGTGTGCTGATCCATTGCAAATGCCGTATGCGGCCAGTCCTGGACTTTACTCAATATCTTGATGACGAATCATGAGCCAACGACAAACCGATGTGAACGGGTTTCTGCTGGTGCGGAACAATCCGATCACCAAAGTGGGTGTGTTCCCTTATCTGGGCAGCGAAATTGGCGCACCTGAGCCTGACAAGGTCTATCAGGTGTATAGGCCACAGGAAGAACTGGAACGGCCGGAGACGATCAAGTCTGCAAACCTGGTGCCGTGGATCAATGAGCATGAGTTTCTTGGTGCAGAAGGCACTCCAGCCGAGAAAAAGGGGGTGCAAGGCACGACCGGAGAGTCTGCCTATTTTGACTATCCCTACTTACGAAACAACATCAGGCTCTATTCGGAGTCGATGCAGGGGCTGATTGATCGCGGCAAGGTGGAGCTGTCGCCAAGCTACCGATGCCGTTACGAGTTCGCCTCGGGAGAGTTCGAAGGACAGCGTTACGACGCCGTCCAGCGGGACATCCTGTTTAACCATCTGGCATCTGTCGACGAAGGGCGGACAGGGCCGGATCTAAAGGTTCAAGACGCCCTCACTATCACTTACGACTCAGCGGAGTTCATCAATATGGAATTTACCGAAGAACAACTTGCGCAATTGCGTGCGTTGATCGAGCAGGTACTGGCGGAAAAGAAACCCGCTGGCTCGGACAACGATACCCCGAAGACAGGCGACGAAGTCGATCCCGACAAGAAGCCATCGACCGACGCGGACCCTGCCGCCGCGACTGCAGCGGCTGCAACGCCTGAGGAAAAGGAGGCGGCCGCGAAAACGGTTGAGTCTGCTGAAGGGGCTGCCGAAATGGTCGAACTGGCGCAAGAGGCTGTAGCCGAGGCCAAGGAAGCGCTGGAGGAAGTCCAGGAAGCAGCCAAGGAGGTCGAAGCTGCACCGACCGCCGACGGAATCAAACGGCTGAAGGATGCCATGGATGGTCTCAAGGCGGCGCGTGCGAAAGCGACAAAGGCGGCAGATGCTGTAGCACTGGCACAGTCTGTCAGCGACTTGGCCAGGCAGGTCGCCAAGGGACAGGATACTGGCGCAATCATCAAGCAGATGGCCGAGCAGGTATCTGCTCGTGATGCGCTTGCAAAGCGTGTGACTCCATTCATTGGGGCTTTCGACAGCGCTCAGATGCTGTCTGCCTCTGATGTCGCCAAGTACGCCGTCGGCAAACTCGGCATCAAGGCCCATGACGGCGCTGAAATGGATGTCCTGGAAGGCTATTTGCAGGCGGCCCGGCCGGACTCTGAAACCATCGTCAACGCTGATCAAAAACCCGCGCGAGCCGAGGACGCCGCCGCCAAACTCTGGAGCGAAAAGAAATGATCCCCAATACTGCTCGAACCCATCTGTTGTCCGGAATCCCCGGCAACATCAGCCATGACGGGCCGACTCGTGCTGGCTCGGCCATCATCGACAGTGCGAGTGTGTTGAACAACGTATTCGGCCGGGCACTGACCTACAAAGATCAGTCGGTCGAAACTGTGCAGGCCGGCGGTACCGGTGTGTTTGCGGGCATCTTGATCAACCCGAACCTGTATGCAGTTGACAACCCATACGCGCCGAATGCAAGCGCGGTCGAATTCTTGAGCATGGGCGAGGTGTACGTCGAACTTGGCAGCGCCGGTCAAATCGGCGACCAGGTGTCTTTTGACCCGGCTACAGGAATCATTTCGGCTGGTACCGATGGGACCGTTATCCCAGGTGCGCATATCGCACGACATCTGCCGAGCGCGGAAACGCCGCGCTTGGCTGTGATCGCCCTCAACGGCATCGTTTCCCTGCCCGAATCGGGCGGCGGCGAATAAAAAAGGAAATCGGAAATGTCTCATAAAACAGCCTCGAAAGTGCATATGCACATGAGCGGCGCTCTGGCGGTAAAGCGGGGCGCAGTCAGCGTCGGATCGGATGCAAAGATCAGCTTCTCCGATCTTGATGCCATCGGTGTCGGCCTGCGTGCGATGGATAGCGCCTTGACCGGGCCCGCGACCTCTTCGGGTGCCATGCTGCAGCACATGCTGCAAACGTGGCTCCCGGGCACGCTACGCGTCGTGACTCAGGTGCGCAACATTGACGAGATCGCTGGCATCACGACGGTGGGCCGGTGGGAGGATGAACTCATCAGCCTGCGCGTTGCCGAGCCTGCTGCTCGTGCTGAAATCTACGGTGACACGACCAATGTGCCCCTGGCCAGCTATCGCCAAGACGTCGAATCCCGTGGGGTGGTCCGATTCGAGCAGGGCTTCCAGGTGGGGCGTCTCGAAGAAGCTCGTCAGTCGCTGATTGGCTATCAAGCTGCAGATGAAAAGCGCAAAGCTGTGTCTGAGTCGCTGGATATCAGCCGCAACCAGGTCGGTTTCTACGGTATGAACTTCGCCGGCAGCAATGTCTACGGCTTGCTGAATGAGCCCAGCCTGCCTGCGTATGTATCGACCGGTACTCCCTGGCTGACGGCATCGTTCGATCAACTGACAGCGGAGTTCAATCGTCTGTACAACCAAATCGAAACTCAGATGGGCGGGCAATTGCAAGACTCGGCCCGCGTCTGCTTGGTTCTTCCCACTGGCTATCGCTCTATTTTCAGCGTGTATAGCCAGGCAGGCAGTGGCATGACGTTCCGTCAGTGGCTGAACGAGAACTTCCCACAGCTGCGCATTGTTTCGACCAACGAGTTCAAGGGCGCAAATGGTGGGTTGGATGTCGCCTACCTGTTTGTCGAGAACGCTGGCATCCAAGATGACTCTGACGCCAACAACGCGAGCCTGATCCAGGCGGTTCCTACACGGTACCAGGTTCTGGGCAGCGAGAATCGTGTGAAGGGCTATCTGGAAGATGCCACCAACGCGACGGCTGGCATTTTCATTTTGCGCCCCTGGGCATTCGCCCGCATGACTGTCAGCGCCTGACGCCTGTCAGACAACAGCAAACCATAGCCCCGGAGTTTCCGGGGCTTTTTTTATGGGTGGATCAAATGTCCCAAATTTTTGTGTATAGCACGCTCAGCAACGACCAACGCTACCAGCTTGAGGACGGTCGCGAAGTATTCGTTCGCGGCCGCGCCAACGTTTCGGATGGCGGCCTGGTGACGCCCAAGGGCAAAGTCACTCCAATCGGCGAGGACGAATTCAACCTGCTGCAGAAAAACATCGTCTTCAAGGCACATTCGAAGAACGGTTTTGTCTCGGCTGCTCATCGTAGCGAGGATCCGGAGCGCTTCGCCTCAGCCAATCTGGAGCCTGCCGACAAATCTGCTCAAGATACCCCGGCCACTGCCAAGAAGCGGAATGCCGGCGGTGCCAAAGTAGCCGAGGCCTGACATGCAAGCGTTTCCGTTGGATAAGTTCAGAATCCTGTTTCCTATGTTCGCCACGGTGACAGATGGCATCGTGCTGGCAGTTGCGGAATGGGCCGAGTGCTATACCAGCGGGCGTGGCTGCAAATGCAATGAGCAGCTCTGGATGTTGATCACCGCGCACCTGTTACAACTTCGCCTCAACGCGGAAGCGGGGAACGGTGGAGCACCAGGGGCCATCGCATCAGCAACCATCGACAAAGTCAGCGTGTCATTCCAGGCACCTCCAGCGGCTGACTCCTGGTCGCACTGGCTGAACCTGACGCCCTACGGTCAGCAGTTCCTGGCGCTGGCTAAGAGCTGCGCGGCCGGCGGGGTGTACGTGGGAGGCCTGCCCGAGCGCGCGGCATTTCGCAACGTGGGCGGCCTCTCCATTCGCGGGGGAAGACTCCGATGAAGGTGGTGCGCAAGGGCGGTACGGAGAAGCTGCAAGCGACGTTGAAAGACGTCAGCAGCAAGCAGATCCGGGTCGGGTTCTTCCCCGAGGCGCAGTATCCAGACGGGACGCCAGTCGCGTATGTGGCTGCCATACATGAGTTTGGTGCGCCGCAACGTAGCATTCCTGCTCGACCGTTTATGCGCCCTACAGCCGAGAAAAAAAAGTCTGAATGGGGACGACAGATCGCCGGAGCAGTTCGCGGTGCCATTGATGGAAAGGTTGATGTCGCCCAGGCTTTTGATGCGATCGGCGCGATGGCGGCCGGCGACATAGGCAGAACGATTTCTAGAGTGACAACCCCACCGCTTAAAGACTCGACTCTGCGAGCCAGACAGACCCGTAAAAAGACACCCGGGGTGTCAAAAAAACCCTTGGTAGACACCGGGCTACTGATTCAGTCAGTGAGCCATGTTGTAGAGGATAAATCATGATCCCTGGCATCAATTTGCTGGGTTTGGCCGCCGGCGTGATCGCGCAGCAGTCTCCCATTTGGTTGAAATTCAAGTCCCGTACCCAAAACGCACGCGGGCAATGGATTAACGAGTACGAAGTACCGCAGCCTATCCAAGGATCTTGGCAACCGGTCGGAGAGTCGACGATCCAGAACCTTGGTCTTGATACATCGAAACGCTATTTCAATCTCTATACATCTAACCCGGTTGAGAACGTGCAGCGCGGAGCCGCACCTGATCAACTGATCTATGGCGGTCGGCGGCATGATGTTGTGGGCGGCGCGGATTGGTATGTCCAGGATGGCTGGCGCGGCATCTTGTGCGTCGATGTGGGGCCAGAATGAAACAGAAACTGCTTGAGGCTGCCATCAGAAGCGTCCTGATGCCGCTCTTGATAGAGCAAGGTGTGTCACTGCCGGTTATCGGGGCATTTCAGCCAACAAAACAAGGACGAGTTGATGATGGAATCTATTTTTTTCCCATCAATCGAGGCAAGAGAGGGTGGCAAACGCGCCGGTACCACGATGCCGGTGACGCTCTGACTGCAACAGAATCGCAGATCAATGAGTCGATGTACCAGATCCAGGCATTCGTAGAGGATGACCCCGAAGATGATGATCAGCTCCTGGCAAGTGATGTCCTTGCGATTGTGCGCGGCGTCATCCAGTCGACGAAATTTGTGCAGTTCATGACAGAACTGGGTATCGGTGTTCAGCGGGCCACCGAAATTGTGACCCCATCGTTCGTGAATGACCGTGATCAGTTTGAGTTTAATCCGAACTTCACGGTCATCTTTACCCATCACCGCAGTATCACTCAAGCCACGGCGCATATCGAGCAGGTTGTGCCGGGCATTCATCGTATTTGAGGAAATGACATGTCTATCAAGATGACACGCTACGTCCGGATTATCAGTGCTGTGATTGGTGCCAATGCTGTTGCCCAGCAGCAACTCACCGGTCGTCGTTTCACCACTGATCCTCGAGTTCCCGTCGGGCGTATTGTTTCGGTTCGTCCCGGCGGTGCCGACGACTACTTTGGATCTGGATCACCAGAAGCGGCGTTTGCCCGCCAGTATTTTTCCTACGTCAGCCCGGCTCCCGCCTCGCAGGCACCCGAGCTTCAGTTTGCAGCATATCCAGACGTGGCCCGGCCCGCTCGCGTTTACGGCTACCGGATTTCGGCCAGCTTGGCGGACTTCCAGGCGGTTTCCTCCGGCGTCATGAACATCCAGGTCGGCGAGTTCCCCTATGCACTGTCGGGCGTGGATCTGTCTGGTGCCACGAGCCTGACGAACGTCGCACAGTTGATCACGGCGGCAATTGCCACGGCTGCAACGGATCAAACCGGTACCGCTGCGACCGTCACTTATGACGCCATCGCTGGTTCCTTCACGGTCGAGTCTGCAGAGATGGGTCCGGGCACCATCGTGATATCTCCGGCTGCCGGCAGCGATATCGGCGCGATGCTGGCGCTACAGGGGGCCCAAGCGATCAGTTCCCCGGGATCGATCGCCATGACGCCTCTGGAAGCTTTCCGCGCGGCCGAGAATGTGACCGATTCGTTTGGCTCGGCATCGTTTGGTGTTTCGGTTGACCTAGAGGACGCAATCCCTTTGGCAGAGTACGTCTCTGGCGAGAACGTGAAATACCAAATGTACTGGTCGGTGGACCAGGTGACAGCAGACAGCTGGAACGCGGCCATGATTGGCACCGCCTCCAACGGGCTGATCCTAAACGGCACGGACGGCGAGTACAAGGAAGCCTTGCCGATGGCGGTGATGGCGGCCACGGACTACGACCGGACCAACGCCACCATCAATTACATGTTCCGGCAATCCGGAGTGACGCTCACGTCCGACGTGACAGACGACCAGATGGCGGACTTCTATGACGCGCGTCGGGTGAACTACTACGGACAGACCGCCAGCGCTGGCCAGAAGATATCGTTCTTCCAGCGCGGCTATTTGATGGGCGGAGCCACTGCGCCGCTAGATATGTCGGTACACGCCAATGAGCAGTGGCTGAAGGCGTACATGACAGCCCAACTGATGAGCCTGTTGCTGACCACGAACAAGATCCCGGCCAATAACGATGGCCGGGGCATGGTCATGGCGATCATCCAAGGTGGTGTCAACAAGGCGCTGAACAACGGAACGATTCTGATCGGCAAGACGCTGACCGAGCTGCAGAAGGTTGCCGTCACTCAGCTGACCAACGATCCGCTGGCCTGGCACGATGTGCAGGACAACGGTTACTGGTATGACGTCAGCGTCGAGCAAGAGACCGGGGAATCTGGAGTCACTGAGTACACAGCGAAGTACACACTTGTCTACTCGAAGGGCGACATGATCCGGAAAGTCGACGGGTCACACAACCTGGTTTGACCAGGCAACAACAAAGCAAAGGTGGGCGGCCATGTGGTCGCCCTTTCCATTTGAGGATCAGCCATGCATGACATTTCCGCCATCGGCGTTGCCATTCGCTGTGTCGCCAGCGAGTCTTTTCCGTCCGGTTTCACGATCACCGCGTTCGCCGATGATGCAGACCCGTTCGACATCCCAGCCATCGATATCGCAACGCCAGCAATGAACGTGAACGGTGAGCTGGTGGTATTCAGCGCTCCTACGCCAATCACCATCACGATCAATGTTATTCCCGGGAGCGAGGACGACAACAACCTGGGGGTGATTTTCGAAGCCAACCGTGCTGCCAAGAATAAGCGTCATGCGCGTGACGTTATCACTCTGGTTGGAACCTATCCGGACGGGGCCAGCTTGACGCTGAGTGAAGGGAAGATGACCAACGGCATGCCGGGTAACTCGCCGGCGTCTGCTGGTCGCATCAAGTCGAAGTCTTATTCCTTCGCATTCCAGAATCTGTCTCGTACTCGATAAGGATGCCAAATGGCCGACCTGATCAAACCTCGCATCGTCATGATCAAGAATCGTGATGGTGTTGAAAAAGCTTTCACCATTTCCAGGCTGCCAGCAACAGTTGCGCGAGAAGTGATCGCGAAGTACCCGCTCTCGAATATCCCGAAGCTGGGGGATTATGCGACCTCGGAAGAGGTCATGAAGAAACTCATGAGCTATGTGGCGGTGGACATCGATGGCCGGGAGCAGCGGCTTACAACCCAAGCCCTGATCGACAACCATGTCGATGATGGAATCCAGTTGCTCAAGCTTGAGGTCGAGATGATCGAGGAGAACACCGGTTTTTTCGGACTCGGCGGGCAGCGCGGTTTCCTCGATTGCCTGCTGGAAAAGTGCCTCCACTCGATTATGCCAATGCTGACCCCTTTATTGGATCAATTGTCAGCTCCGGCCTCGCCCGATTCGTCGAGCTCAAAACAGAAATAGACCTGGAAGAGGCGATGGACCTCTGGGAGGTCGCCACGACCAACAAGGTCAACGAGATCCGCGCGATGGAAGCCGGAAAAAGGAAGTGACATGTCCCTGCTTGACGCCCTGACGTACATCATCGACGCGGACAATTCCAAGCTGAATAAGGAGATCGACAAGTCCGAGAAGAAAACGGACGCATTTGGCAAGTCGATGATGACGGCCGAAGGGCGCGCCAAACTGATGGAGGACAAGATCAAAGGGGCCTTCACCAGGGTTGGCGCTGCCATCCTGGCCACTGTCGCCGCCTCCAAAGCCTTGGAAACTTTCAACAACCACGTCCAGACGGTGGAGCAGATTCGCAACACCAGCGATGCGTTGGGCGTGGCGATTGAGGACGTGGATGCGTTCGGCAAGGCCATCGAACGGATGGGCGGCGACGCCCAAGGGGCCCGTGACACGCTTACTGATATGGCCGAGTCTATTGGTGAGGCTCTACAGGATATGGAGTCTGGCCGTGCCAAGACGTTCAAGGGGCTGGGCATCAGCCTTAAGGACGCCCAGGGGCAGGCCAAGGGTGCCATCGATGTGATGCACGACCTTGCCGGCGCGGTTGAAGGCATGAGCCGGCAAGAGGCGGTTTTTCGCATCAAAGAGCTTGGCATCACTGACAACCGCTCGGTGGAGCTAATCTTGAAGGGGCGGCAAGAACTTGAGCGCATGCTGCGCGTGCAGAAAGAGCAGGGTGTTGTTACCAAGGAATCTGCGGAGCGCGTTCGAGCTTACTCGGAAACGCTGGCTAGGTTTCGTCAAAGCACAGGCGCTGCAGCCAGCGGAATCGTTGACTGGATTCTACCGGCGGTCACCTGGTTCATTGAAAAGCTTGATGCCGTGGTTGGGTGGATGAATAGGCACGACACATTTGTGAAGGGTTTTTTCATTGGCTTGACTACCATCCTGACGGCGATGTTCCTTCCTGCCGTGGTCTCGGCCACTGCAGCGGTGTGGGCGCTGATTGCACCGTTCTTAGCTGTCGCTGCACCAATCATTGCCGTCGTTGCGCTCTTTGCCTTGCTTTATGACGACATCATGAATTTCCTTGACGGGAATGATTCTCTGATCGGTCAGATTTCAGAAAAATATCCAATCGTCGGAGAGGTGGTCAAGGCCCTGGCTGCTAGTGTCAAAGCGGCTTTTGATCTCATCATTGCGGCATTGTCTGTCGGATGGGCAGTTTCTAAGGCTGCTGGGCAGGGGATTGTCGATGTCTTTTCAAAGATGGGCGCTGCAATTGTGGCGATCTTTAAGTCAGTGGTGGGTACTGTGTCTGGCGCATGGGATTACGTCAGCAGCATCTTTGAAAAAGTGTCTGGCGTCATTGGACGCATTGGAAAGTGGCTTGGTTTTGGTGGCGATGCGGACGTGCGGCTCACGACTGCCAATGTGAACAACGGTATCACCAATGCAGAGGCTCGAGCTGCAGAAAATGAGGCAAATGGCGATACGCGCAGTGTCGTGTCAGGTGCGGAGGCTAACGTAGCCGACAACATGAGAGTAGCCCAGGCGTCCGTCGGAGAGGCTTCGGCAAACCCTCTCAACAACGTTACATCCAACTCGATCACGAACGCCAGTAATACGACAAACGAAACAAACGTCCAGGTGGGGCAGGTAACAGTGCAGACCCAGGCAACAGATGCGCAAGGAATCTCCAGGGATATCGGCAGCGGACTGAACGATCAATTGAAGAATCTACAAAGCGAATCGGCAAGCGGGGTAGCGAGATGATAGCTCTGAAGGACAGCCTGTCAACGTCGACCCAACAGAGTGTTGCGATTCTTGATGCCGATACGCTGCAGCCTATTTTTCAATCTGCGCACCCCATGCGGTTGTCGGTGAGAGAGTCGAAGCGTGCCACCAAGTTTGCAGTCGAAGATGGATCCGAACGGTCGGATCATGTTGTTCGAGAACTGACAGAAGTGCAGGTTGATCTGCTCCTCAATGACGACACCCGAAATCAGTTTGACGCGTTGAGGCAGGCTTATCAGCAGAACACGCTGGTGACGGTGCAGACAAAAGTCGCTTCCTACGAAAACCTGCTGATCCTTGATTTGCCTCATGACGAAACGGCTGAACTAGGAGCTGCGGTTAGCGTGCCAGTGCGCTTTCAGGAGTGGCTGGAGGTCAGGCCGGAGTATGGAACGTTGCCTCCAGCCAAGGTGGAAAACAAGGGGCAGTCCAGTACGGTCGCGCGTGGTCAGCAGACCTCATCTGATGCGGACTCTGGGACGCAACGCAAGGGTAGCGTTTTAAGCGGGGTGTTCAGGTGAAAGTTATATCGCTTATGGCGGTCCCAAATCAGTCGTTTACGGTAACCATAGACGGCGTTTTGTGGGCGTTATCAATCAAGGCTGCGCGAGGCACTATGGCGGCCGATGTTTCGCGTGATGGGGTGGTGCTAGCGCAGGGGCAGCGTATTGTTGCCGGCCATCCTATCTTGCCTTATCGATACCTGAGCCATCAAGGCAACTTCGCAATCCTTACCAGGGATGACGAGCTGCCATGGTGGGAGGAGTTTGGCAGTTCTCAGACGCTGGTGTATCTCACCCCTGAAGAGGTCGGAATCAATGATTGATCTTCGAGCCATCAGGATAGGGGTAGAGGTTTCTGGCCGCATGAACTATTACAACGCTGCCGACGGAATGCGATTGCGGGCGAGCGGCACGAAGTATGCCAATGCTACACAGAACGAGTGCAGCGTGACTATTTCTGGCCTGCGACGCGAGACGCGGGATTTTCTCCTGACTGAAACGAGCCCGTTCAATAAGAACCGGACGCCCAAGCGTTTGATTGTGGAGGTTGGTCGGGTGACGACTGGCTTATTCACCATCTACCAGGGCGACATTATTAGCGCTGAGCCCAGCAGCCCGCCTGACGTAGACATTGTACTGAAGTCCAAGACGGGTAACGCGGCCAACGGTGTGGTTGTATCCAAAAGCGCACAGGCACTCTCGAAACTGTCGGCCATCTCGGCGACGGTGGCAAAAGACATCGGCATGACGCTGGATTTCCAGGCGCTGGACAAGCTGATCTCCAACTACACCTACACAGGCGGGGCGCTGGGACAGGTGGCTCGTCTTGCACAGGCTGGAGGGGTTCGGGCGTTCGTTGATGACACCCGGCTGATTGTGCAGGACTTCGACAAGGCTACGCGTGGGCGAGTCAAGGTCCTGAACATGAACAGCGGAATGGTGGGTATCCCCAAGGCCACAGAAAAAGGAGTCGAAGTGCTGTACCTGATCGACGGAGAGTCGATGCTGGGCGGCATGCTTAGGCTGGAGAGCAAGTTTAATCGGTCGCTCAACGGCGACTACAAAATCGATCAACTCAAGTTCGACGTGGCCAGCCACGAAGATCCTTTTTTCTACCAAGCGACATGCAGCCGAGTGTGAGCCCAAACATCGACCCAGCAGATGACGGGAGCTTGTCAGGAGTCTTGCGCGCCTGGATCCGCTCTTTTGTGCGTGAGCATCTTGATGACATGCTGCCGTCGCAGGTTGTGTCCTATGACGACGCTACGAACCGCGCCGTCATCAAGCCTCTGATCATGATTGGCACAACAGAGGGGGCAAAGATATCCAGAGGGACTATTCCGAACATCCCGGTCTTCCGGTTCGGCGGCGGCGGGTTCTTCATCCGTTTCCCGATCAAGCCGGGAGATTTCGGCTGGCTGAAGGCCAACGACCGCGACGTGAGCCTGATGTTTCAGCGTGGGGGGCAGGAGGATTGGCCCAATACCGAGCGTCTCCATTCCTTCTCGGATGCCATGTTTTTCCCCGACACCATGAAGGATTGGTCTGTGGACGGCGAGAACGCCGACGCCCTGGTGCTTCAGTCTTTGGACGGTAGTGTGTGCGTATCCCTCCATGCCGGAGAGATTCGGATCAAGGCACCGCGCGCCAAGATCGAGATTCCAGAAACCGAGTGGGTCGGAAATATCGCGTTGCGCGGAAATATGACGACCGCTGGCGGGAACGTCTCCTTCTCCGGCGGCACGATCACCCACGACGGCAAGAACATTGGCAGCACCCATAACCATAGCGGTGTGCAGCCAGGTAGCGGCAACTCTGGAGGCCCAAATTGATTACGTTCATGACCGACGAGAACAATGATTTTGTCACTTTGCCTAACGGCAACCTTGCTATGGCTCGTGACATCGACGCAGTGGCCCAAGAGGCTAAGCATTTTGCTGCGTCGGCCCGAAACGAGATGATCCATGCATATAACCAGGGCATTCCGTTTTTGCGAGAGGCGTTCAGCAAGCAGCCCAATCTGGCACAGATCGAAGCTGCGTTGCGTCGGCGCATCTTAGAAACCCCGGATGTGACGGCCATCCTAAGCATGGATACGGCTATGGAGGGTGAAACCTTGCGATATACCGCGACCCTGAAAACCACATACGGCACGGTGATCATCAATGGCTAGCTACGAATTTATCACCAGTCGTGGGGTGGTCATCCCCGATACGGCATCAACTCGAGATCAGGTTATTGCGGAGTTCCGAGCGGTTTTCGGTGACAACATGCCGGTTGATCCAGCTACGCCGCAAGGGGCCTTGATTACCCGCATCACAGAAGAGAGGGATGCCATTGCCCGCAACAATGCCGAGCTGGCCAATCAGATCAACCCCAGCCTCTCTGGAGGCGTATTTCTTGACTCTCTGGTGGCGTTGACCGGCGGCCAGCGCCGCAGCAGCGTGAGGTCGTTGATTGTTGGGGCGGTCTTGGGAGGGGTGCCGGGCACCAACGTGCCGGCCGGTTCAATCGCCGAGACGGAGCAGGGCGAACAGTTCGAGTTGGTTTCCACGGTTGTTCTGAGTTCTGCCGGCGTCGCCACCGGCAATTTGCGCGCGCTTCAGGATGGCGAAATAGTCGTGCCCCCGGGCGGTTTGAACACGGTCGCGTCCAGTGTCTTGGGATGGGAAACAATCTCCAACCCGGACGCGGCTATTCCAGGCCGAGTGGAGGAGAACGACGTTCTCTTACGCCGGCGGCGTGCGCAGACTCTTGCATTACAGACAACATCGATCAACGAAGCGATCGTGTCACGGCTCTACAGCATTGAGGCCGTGAGCTCCTGCTACTACCTGGAAAACTATGCCGATGTCGACCAGGTGATCGATGGCATACCTCTGCGCAAGCACAGCATCTGGGCGTGTGTCGATGGCGGCACGGATCAGGAAGTCGCCCAGGCACTTTTCGAGACCAAGACTGTTGGTGGCGGTTACAACGGCGCGGTGAGCGTCCAAATCCCTGATCCAGTAAATGGCCGGCTGTACGAGGTCAAATTTGATCGGCCAGAAAATATTGTGCTGCTCATTCGGGTCACTGTGCGTGCCAGCCCACTAGACGTCCAGCAACTCGTGCCAGACTTGATCATGAACTATGTCAACGGCGACATCGAGGGAGACGTCAGTTTCGTTGTGGGCAGCGACGTTTCGACTTTCGAACTCGCCAGCGCCATCAATCAGCAGGAGCCGACCATCTTCGTCAAAAAGGTGGAACTGTCGGTGTTCGGCTCTGGCACCTGGTCGGCAGACACGATGGAGATTGCACCCAATCAGATCGCGCGCACGCAGCGCAGCTCAATCCAGGTGGTGATTGCATGAGCGGGACCCAGCAATTTGACTTCTCTGTCGACCTTATGCGGTCGATTCTCTGGCAGTACGAAGGTGCCCCGCGTGCCGTCGCTCTGGCGCGGCATGACCAAGCGTGGATTGACGGCCACCACTCGGACTTCTGGTGCAGCTGGCACCGGGACGTCTTTGATCTAGACACGGCCAACGAGTTCGGGCTTTCGATTTGGGCGAGAATCCTTGGCGTGTCTTTGGAAATAGGTGAGGCTCGGCGCGTTGATGGAGTTTTCGGATTTGGGGCCTACAGTCGAAATTTTGAAAACGGAAATTTCGGCAGAGCCAGTGATACTCAGGTTCAGCTTGACATGGAGTCCGCCCGCAAGCTGCTGAAGCTACGCTGGTTTCAACTGACTATGCGCCCAACGGTGCCAAACATCAACGCTGCACTCGAAATGGTGTTCGGACCTGGGGCTGCTTTCATCGTCGACCCATATGACATGACTTGGGTCACGTTCTTCTTCCTCAGTGCCCCAGATTACAAGCTCAGACGCTTGCTTGAGAACACAGACATACTGCCAAGACCATCAACAGTCGGTGCCAAATGGCAGGTTCAGGTCAGGCCGTCTTGGGGATTTGGGCCCAATCACCTCAACTTTGAAAACGGAAACTTTGGAGCATAAATGGCTACCAGAATCTATAAGACCCCTTTTGCTGCGACGGGCGACAAAGAATCTTTGGCGACTGCTGATCAACCGGACGGTAAGGTCAGTCTGCAGGCTGGCTGGACGCCCGATTACGAATTGCCCAATGACAACCCGGCTTACCGACCTGTAGGCAGGATGGAAATGAACGGGATTTTGTCAGAAATCACAGAATCTCTCGGGGAGGTCCAACAATACGGCTATGCGGTTTGGCGACAGATTGTTGGCGGATGGGCCAAGAATGCGCGTGTTTTTTATAACGGTGGTGTTTTTGTATCGTCGGTAGACGCAAATGAGACTGAACCGGGCGCTGCTGGATCAATGTGGATGTCTCTCTCTGATTCGTTTTTGCCCGTATCTCAATCTGCCCCAACAAGCCGTATTGGGTCGGCTGTCTACGTGTTAGACAGGCAAGATTTGTTGCAGTGGATGACCATCGGCGGATGGACGGGATATGCGTCACCCCGCGTCGGGGAGATCGAATTTGGATGGACTCCTGGAGTGTTGCCATGGCAGATTGCTGCCGAGGGAGGTGTGTACAGCAAAGCTGCATACCCGGCTCTCTATGCTCGATTCCAAGCGTCTGGACTTTTGGTGCCGGCTGCATCTTGGGTGGCCGGCGAATACAAGGCCTGCGACGTGAGTGGGACTCAGTTCCGTGTGCCCGATTTGCGCAATCAATTTTTGCGCATGACCGGAACTGACGCTGACACTGCAAATGCGAGAGTCATTGGCGGCAAGCAGGCTGATGCGTACAGAGAGCATAGCCATCGGCTTAAGGGTGGTACTTACCAGTTGACCGTTGGCAGCACTCACGCCTCGGCAACCTGGGGTTCCTCTGCCCCTCTGTTTGGCAATACATCGCCGGAGGGAGGATCAGAGACACGTCCGATTAATATCGCGCTGGCTCCACGCCTACACGTGTAGACGGGGAGCCAGTGACACGTTATTTGGCCTTGTCTCTGCACCACCAGTTGACAGAGATTGCAGGCCGGAAATCGACCCGATGCCGTCGATATCGACCAAGTTCTGGCTGACGTTGCGGTATGTCTTTGCGTAGCGAGTAGACGATGCCGGTTGCCCTGGCGGCAAGATGCTGGGGTTGTCTGCATATGCAGACCGGTCAAGGTGGGTATGCGATGCAATTGCACCATTTTGCCGACTAGCCAAGGTTCTCGCATTTGCAGTGGGACAGTCAGATATGTAGACGCGGGCACATAGACGTGTTGGCCCCTCTGGTTTCAGTTGATGTGCGCACCACCCGAGACGCGTCGAACGTAAAACCATGTGTGTTCTGGTATTCCGCACCAATCATGATCGATGAAAACTGTGTGCCGGCGCTGACGAATGCACCACCATATTCCGGACCTGCAATCGATGATGCCGCATATCGATACAGGTGGCCGGTGATGTTCTGCAGCGCGTCTTGCTGACGAGATCCAAGTGCCCGCGCATTTGCAGTGGCGCGGTCAGATCAGATGTGCAAGCGTGGGGCAAGAGCGAGGTTGGTGCCGCGAGTTTCAGATGATGTTCTGGCTACTCGGGAACTGTCAAAGGTGAACGAGTCGCCAAGTTTCTGCGCCGGCGCCGCAACAGACAGACCGTTGATGACTTGTGCTCCCTCGGTGTTCGTTGTGATGCTGAATACTCCCGATCCACCTGCGGCTATACCTGCGTGTTCTGTTGTTTGCGAAGGGCGACTGTTCAATCTGCCGGACATCTGTTGCAGTGCGTCCAATTGCTTGCTGCCGAGCGCCCGCGCATTTGCAGTGCAAATTATCTTTAACCTATTGCCCTTCGGGCAGGAGACCAAAATGAAGGTTTATCAAACTGATGAGAGCGGCGTGTTTCTGTACGCCCAAGATGCTGCCGTGCTGCCCTATGGGGCGGTGTTGTCTCCCCCGCCGCGCTGCGATGCTGGATTTGTTGCTGTCTGGGATCGGCACGGATCTATCGCTCGCACGTCACCAGATTTTGGCAGCGACAAAATCAATCTGTGGGAGATTGTCGAGGACCATCGCCGGGACACTCTGCACCTGGTCAATGATGGCCAGCAATATGTGATCGGCAGTGATACAGATGGGAATACGTATGATGGTCTGGGCGATGTGCCGGCTTGGCTGACGACGCAGCCGCGCCCGAGCGTGCTGCACTATTGGAGCGGCGGGGCATGGGTGCTAGATGAGCAGGCGCAACAAGATGCAGATGCTGCGGCCGAGCGAGTGTGGCGTGACGCTGAAATCCAACGCGTAACGCCGCTGCGCGATCGGCATCGGGATGAGGTCGAGCAGGGCATCGAGCCGACGCTGAGCGCCGCAGAATATGCAGCTTTGCTGATCTACATCCAGGCTCTGCGGGACTGGCCTGCTTCATCTGATTTCCCCGATGCGGCTGGACGCCCGGAAATTCCGGTTGGCATCGCTGCTCCGGCCTGAATAGCTGCCGATTGCCGCCTGCCAAGTGGGCTGCGGGCAAGTTTACGGGCAAGCTCCCAGCCGCGAGGGTGGTAGTAACGCAGCAGCATGCGGGTATCGTGATGGCCCGTGATTTTTGCCAATTCGTGCGAGCCAAACACCGTTGCCAGTCTGGAGGTTCCTTCATGTCGCAGGTCGTGAAACCGAAGATCTGCGAAGTAGTGGGGCTGCGGCCTGCGCCCGAGGGTCTTGCACAACACTTCGTACTGTCGTCTTGCTCGATCTCGGGCGCGGATGAAAGCCCGCGTGACTGAGCCTGGCCGCATGGTGAATATCGGGCCACGCATGGGGCGGCCTGAGAGCCATTGGCGCAACGCTTCACGCGCCAGAGGAGTGAGCGGCACATCTCTTGGCATGCCGTTCTTCGTGTCCCGTAGGCGTACGACGCCATGCAACAAGTCAACGTCCTGGCGCAGGATGCCAACGATCTCGGATCTTCGCATGCAAGTCTCGACAGCCAAGGTCAAGATCGTGGGCAATTCTGCAGATCTGGTGGCTCGCATGATCCACTCGATTTCGTGGCGTGGGCATTGCTCGGCAGGGATGCCACGGAGCTTGATCCGCTCGAATAATCGGCGGTCGCGGGCATCATCGACAGATGGCCTGCTGACGAGCTGGGCAGGATTCGCCAGCGTTGTGTAGCCCCATTCTTTGCGGGCGACAGTGTACAGATGGGAGAGTAACGCGAGACGGCGCACGACAGTGGCCGGCTTGCGTGTTTCCAGCCATTCGTCTCGCAAGCGTTTCAGGTCCGTGTGGCGGATGTTGGCAAGAGTGCGGCAGGAGAGGAATGTTGATTTCCAACAGCGGGCAATTGACGCCTCCTGCACGCCACCTTTTTTCAGCCTGGACACATCCTGCATGTATCTGTCCAGGGCATCAGCAAGAGTTGGGCAAGGCTTGCGACGGGGCTGGTTTTGACGGCGTGCGAAGAAATTCATTTTGTAATTCGACAGCAATGGAGGATTCGCGATTGTTGCATTTTTGAAATGCTCGGTTATGCGGCCCAGAGCCGGTTTTTTTACGCCCCTTCGGGGGCTTTTTTGTTTTTGGAGGCAGCCATGCCCCGAAGGACATCAATCATGCAGGACGATGCGATCCACGCACCGCTGGCAACGGGTTCTGCAGCGCTCATCTACGGGTGGACGCTGCAGGAGGTCGTGCTGATCTTGTGGGCGATTTACGTGATCGTGCTGATCACGATCAAGGTGCCGGACTTTGCTGCAGCGGTGGCGCGTATCCGTGCGTGCCTGGTGCGTCAGTGGGAAAAATTGAAAAGGTGGAAAGATGGACCTGAAAACTAAGGTGGCGGGCGGCGTCATGGCTGCAGCAGTCGCGCTGGTGGCGACGTGGGAAGGGCGGTCGCTGGTTGCGTACGTCGATCCTGTGGGCATTCCGACAATCTGCGAAGGATATACGCATGGGGTGCAGATAGGTGACGTGGCCACGCCGGCGCAGTGCGACGAGTTGACGCGACAGGAGGTCAGCCAGGCGCTGGCAGTCGTGGATGCGTCCGTCGCGGATATGCTGCCGGGCGGCACCAGGGTGGCCTTGGCCAGCTTCGTCTACAACGTGGGAGCAGGGGCTTACCAGCGGTCCACGCTGCTGCGCAAGCTGCGTGCAGGCGACATCGAGGGTGCATGCCGGGAGTTGCCGCGCTGGTCATATGCGGGCGGCAAAAAGCTGCGAGGCCTGGAGCGCAGGCGCAACGCGGAGATGCAGATATGTCTATCGGATCTGTCGTGATACCCGCATGGCTGCGATATGGGGCTGTCGCTCTGCTTGCCGCTGGTGCCGCCTGGACAGCCCAGGGCTGGCGCATGGATGCTGCGCTGGCAAAGCAACAGTCTGGATTTGATCAAGCCATGTCAGCGGCCAGCGCCGAAGCCCTGCAGCGTCAACACGAATTACAGGGCAAGCTGGACGCACAGCAGGAGCGATGGGCCCTGGCCGAGGCCGAACAATACAAGGAACTGAGAAATGCAGAAGTGGAGATTGAGCGCCTGCGCGCTGATATTGATGCTGGCCGGCAGCGGCTGCGCGTCCGTGCAACCTGCCCAGCCAGTGGAGCAACTGGAATGTCCGAGGCCGGCACCACCGCCAGCCTGGATCATGGAGCCACCGCCGAACTTGATCAAGCTGCTCGATCAGATTATTTCGCCCTCAGGGCAGGGATCGGGCGAGTGACGCAGCAACTGGCGGCCTGCCAGGCACGGCTGCGATAAGATAAATAAATTAGCTTTTTTTCTTGTTTTGATCCCCTTGCTTTTGAGCAGGGGTTCTATCGTCGCCCGTGTTATATCTATGATCGTGCCCACCATTAGTTTTTTGCTTTCCGTAATCAATTAATCCTGTGGAGTTGTCCCTGCGGTTGTTGCTGCCGATGGCATCTGAAAGGTTTTTTAGTAAATCAAAAATACCCATGTCTATTCCAGTGTGATTAGATTCTATCCATTCTAAATTAAAAACGAATTTATACATACCAATACATTAAGACAGGGCCGATCTCGATCTGTGCCGGGCGTCGGTGCGTGAGATGACCGTGGCAGAACAGCGGGATAAGCGACCAGATTGAACACTAAGCCAAATGCAGGTTTTCAGCGAAAAGCACATAGATGTCGCCGTCGTTTGAAACCCTGTATTTTTGCCGGCCAATTGTGTCCGCGAGGCCGGCGTACTGAACAATCCAACCGTGTATTTTGCTCCCTGGATTATCGATAATCAGATCCTCTCCGATAGGGATGTTGCGGATTTCAGCTTCGGTCATTTTGATGGTGTTCCGTTGCGACAGAGTTGGGGATTTACATCTTACTCAATGATTTCGGTGTCGCGTAGCGCGACCCATAACTTGATGCCAATGCCATCAGCAAGCCGGGTGGCTGCGTACAACGTAGGGCTGCTCCTGGCTCCGGTTTCAAGTGCTGATATGTATGACTGAGAGACGCCGGTCCTTCGCGCCAGGGCGGCACCCGTGAGGTGTTGGCGTTGACGCTCTTGTTTCAACCACTCTCCGAACCTCAC